ATGAGAAAAGCTTGTATTGAATTGAATTCAACCATGAAATATGCAGCCTTAAATGCTGGTCCGCTTGGTGGTGGAAAATGTTTAGTTATGGTGACTGTCTCTAATAATTTAGATGAAGTCGTTCCTGCAGAAAAGTGGGCAAAAGCTTTAGATATCTGTCTTGCTGAAGCTAAAGAACTAAAATATGAAATAGCTCGGATTTATGGCGAAAGTTTAGCAAGAAAAAAATAATATCATTATAGCTCGTTGTCATGGGGTGTCAGGGGTCGTAGGTTCAAATCCTATCATGCCGACCATTCTTATTTAAGAAAACCAACCACTTACGGTTGGTTTTTTTATGTCTGGAATTTGCCACTGGTAAAACTCTGGTAAAACTCTGGTAAAACGACAACAAATCATCTCTCAAAATCACCCTTTCTTTAGCTCATAAAATTGCCCTTTTCTCCTTGCTATTCTATTCGTTACCTTATATAAGTTACTGTATAAAAACACAGTTAAATAAGTGATACCATGATTAAGCTTGAAATCAATAATGCGGAATATATTGCTCAGTTAGAAGAGGCTCGTTTATCTGCAGATAACCCTTATGGTTATCTGTTTATGGACATTGTCTTTTCTGATCCAAGGTTTGATAAGAATACATTTGAAATGAAGAATGTTCGTAGGGAACCGATGAGGACGTATATGACGGAGGCTGTGGCAAGGGATTTGTTTGAGAAGTTGAAAACGCATTTCAATCATCAAAATATGGTACCGACATCAAAAAATATAGATAATCTTATGTAGAAAAAAACAATTCATCACCACAACCTTCGAATAATAGTGGCGGTGATGATCTGTTATCTAAATTAGAAAAATTAGGTAAATTAAAAGAAAGTGGTGTACTGACGGAAGAAGAGTTCAAAGAACAAAAAAGTAAATTACTTAATTTATAATTTAAGTAACGGGGCGAGTTTAATATATATGTAGCACTAATGGTTTATTTTAATTCCCCCCAATAAACAAATGAAAATTTACTACTCTCCATTCTGTATGTTGCACCCGGCTTAACAATTGCAAAAAAATTCCTATCAATGGCAATAGTATCACTTCCGCCAACCACTGCGGCAACCTTGCCATTTACTTTAAAATAAGAGTGATGAGTACCATTTGAACGTCCTGTAATTGAAATCATAATAGGTCTATTCGTATCATTCTTGTAATCGGTATTGATTGCACGACTAGAAGTGACATCTTGATAGTCTTGCCCAAAACCCAGTGCTTGATTACTTCCCAAAGCACCCACATCGTTTGCAGTTAAATTTATATCGTTACTTAATTGTTTGTTGTTAATTTTACGTGCGGAAGGAACATAGTTCCCAGCAGGGGCATAATTTCCTTTAGGCTGGTATTTACTGTCAGACTCTGCCTTAGTATACGATGCGCCTACTAGCGCATAATTGCCAGCTGGTTGGTAATTTCCCTTACCTTGATAACGTCCGTCACTTTCCGCTTTTGTGTAGCTACTTCCAGCTGTTGCATAACTTCCTTTAGCTTGATATCGGCCATCCGACTCAGTCTTCGTATATGAAGCACCCACTAACGCATAATTACCTTTAGGCTGATAATTTCCCTTAGGTTGAAAAGCATCTGTAGAAGCTTTCTGGCTCATCACATGAACCGTTGACGTTCCCGTACTTTGAGTTACATTACCTTTATCAAATTTATTATTCAGTCCACTATTGAGCGCTGAGTTAGTCGCATAATCACCTGATGGCTGGTAACTCCCTTTCGCTTGATAACGTCCGTCACTTTCCGTTTTAGTGTAACTATCCCCTTTATTGGCATAGTTCCCTGCTGGCGCATAATTACCCTTTGGCTGATATTTGGTGTCGGTTTCTGCCTTTGAGTAACTATAACCAGATGGTGTGTAATTACCTAATGGTTGAAAACGTTTATCAGCCTCGGCTTTGTTATAAGCACCCACTTCATTCGCGGTGATATCAGCTTTTAACTCTGCCCAAGCATTACCGGCAACCGGCTCAATATTGTTATTCTCAACTTTAGACTGCCAGACTTTATTTTTATGATACACAATAGTGCGTATCGCATACGGCTTACCGGCTTCATCCCATTTTGGAAAACCAAATCGCTGAATTTCGCCAATCGCTTCCGTGATATCGTGAAATATCCCGTTCATTTTTTCACGTTCAATATCTTTCGCAGCAGGATCTGTGACTTGGTCACGCTCATAGTCGTAACCATAACCTTGTGTATAAGACACTGAGCCGTCTGGTTGGATTTCTACGGGTATAGAAGCCTTATCCCCTTGTGTTGCAAAGGGGGTTTTAAAAATAGTTGTCATAGGAATTATGCTCCGAAGTTACTGCCTAAGAAGTTTTTACGATGTTGACCAACACCAAAGGCTTTTTGGGTCACAATGCGATATTTGACGCCAACACCCGAAGGGCGTGGCATTAAGTCAAAGTTTTCGAGAAGAACCCGTAGACGTTCGTCAGGGTTAAAGTTAAAGACGTAATACATATAAGTCATATCTAGCGGGTCAAGGACAAAAACTTTGCTGTCATCACGCCAAAAGAAACGTTTTAAAAATTCATTAATATTGGTGACCGTAGGACTTTGTGTCAGATTAAAATAGCGCATTCGTACTAACATGCGTTTTTGATCAACAGTCAGTGACAAGGTGTAATCCGCATTACGTCGGAAGTTAGATTTAAAATTGGCTTTCTTTTTGCCAAAACCAAACCCAACTTTATTTTTATCGCTCGGTGGAATATCAATACCTAAGGGTACATCCAGAATGCGTGACCAAATCGACAACCCAAAGTCATTCGCCGTATCGATATTAAACACATCTCGGTACCAGTTTTGCCAAAATGACACCATCGACTTTTCAAAATGAGAGGCTTTAAAACTGGCGAGTTTCTTTAAATTCTCTGCATCTTCATACTGCCAGAGGATCGCTTTTAATAGGTCTGAATGGAACTCAAATTGTTGAACGTTCATACAATCACCACTTGCACAGCACCCCGTTGCAAGCGTGCGATTTGATTAATGGCAATCGGAATTAATGCAACATTCCACACTTTCCCATCCAGTGACAATTCAACTTTAGTCACGAACAGACGAGGTTCAACAGTATTCACTGCAGACGCTATCTCAAAAGGCGATACTTCACGTCCAACAATCAAACCGTTATCGCCGTCCAACTCTCCACGCGTCCATTGTTCTATGGCACTGGGGATAATAGTTTGCGCATCAACGGCTGATTTTTTCACTGTCACTCGACAAAAAACGGTGATCTCTTTAGGGCGTGAAAATTTCACTTTATATTCTTGTCCACTCACTGGCTCTACAACACCGATTTCAATCTCGCCATTAAACGCCGAACCAATGGTTTTGGTTCTCAGCAATGATTTAGCAATTTCGTTACTATCGCCCCCTTCAACACAAACGTAAATGCTGTGAGGCAATAGAGAAATTCCATCAATAGTGAGCACCGCATCGGTGTAGTTCTCTCGAAAAGACAGTGAATTAACGCCCTCTAATTCATACAGTGAAGAGGTGATCGCTTCTGCAACACTGACGGTATTTTTAGCCAAAGTTTGCTTACGTCGTCGCCTTGCTTTGATATCAGATTCAGCATAACGGCCAACAACCGCATGAGTGGGATTATTGACTTTCTCCCAACCTAATACTGAGCTAGCCACAGAATTAAGTTGGCCGGCCCCGCATTCAACAGGACCATATTCAACCGCCCTCATATCCCCTGTTGCTTTGCCGGTATTATCAATAATCAAGGGTGAAACTGTTTCGAACATGGCACCGGCAACACTAGACGCTAATGAGCCTTTAGGAATAATGGTGCCAGGTACGCCACTAAATTCAACGCTGGAAAGATAAGAGTGAGTGGCATTAATGCGTTGGCCACCCATTAGCGCCCATATTGCATCAAGAAAAACACCACCCGCAATATCGGGATTGATTTGATTTGCTAACTCGGCATTGTTTCTCACCATTGCATCACGGTTTTCAACTTCCATCGTCGCTAATGCCCCTTGCGGTGTTTCAGGGGCAAGGTTAATCGATTGACCAAACACCGCACGAAACTCGCTTTCGACTTCATCACGTATTGTGGCCGTGTCGGGAAGAATAACGCCTTTATTATTGATATAACGATAATCAGCCATTCAGTGTAAACCCTCCGTATATCGTGCGAATTGTTGCTTGATACTTCAATTCACCGTTTTCCACTGTGGCGCTAAAATGCGTCACTTCAACCACCTCTTCAATTTCGCTCATACGTTGTCTAAATGCCGTTTCAAACATCGGGATATCAGCTTGGCGACCAAAGGTTGTTGGCCAGAACGGAATACCTTTATCTTTTTTATGTAACATTTCACCACGCACAGCCTTGGCAAAATGCTGACAAAGGTTTTTAACCGCATCGTCTTTTTCGCTGAATTGGAGGTTTCCATCAGGGCCGATAAAGAGATCATTATTTTTATCGATTGAAAATGTTCTCATAGAGGCGCTCCTGTATTTCCATGACCGGTTTCAACACCACTGTGTTGATGCGTAGAACCGATATCTTTTCCATTGTGTTTCATCGTGCCACCGTTAGAGTCACTATTACCATTTACAGCGTAATTACCATTTACCGTGACATTGCCAGTAAATATCGTTTCAGGGGCGTTGATTTCATACTTAGGGGTTTCTAGCACCACTTTATCGCTATGTAGCGAGAAACAGACTGAGCCATCCATTGATTGGATCACCAAAGCATCAATGTTTTTTCCATCAATGACCCAACCTTTGATGGTGTCAGGGAAAAACATCGCATCACTGAATGAATGGAGGCGTGCGGTATTAGGTTGATCCTCCAATCCTCCACGCTGGAATATCAGGCTAATGTCTCTGTCATTGGCTTTTATCCAACCGAAATCACCCGGCTTAATGGGTGCGCGAATAAAGAAACCGCCTCCCCCAAATCTAAAAACGGGAATGTTGGCCAATGGCGCACGTCCGACTGTTCCCCCTTCCGTTGTTACCATCATCACCAGTGGTTTGATAACAGCACGATTGGTTTTATCGTCATAACTCACTACCGTTGCAGGGAGCATATCTTCAGTATTCATCATCAAGTTACGAAATGCAGACGATAGCGCACCTGCCAGCGAACCATCACTGGCAATATCAGTATTGGGTTTATTCATGGTTATGCTCGTTTACAGGTAGCCTGATAAAAGAAAGGATCATCATGTGAAGCAACATCGAATTTCAGTTGTTCAATGATGTAGTCACCATTAAGTGCGGAATTGAATTTACTCTCAAGTCGTAGCATTCCCCCTAGTTCTGAAGCGCCATCAATTAAGTAGGTAACAGACAACCCTTTTTCGGTGGCTTTCGGTATACCCACCATGCCTGATTTCATGCTAAGAATGCGCAGACGACCTTTTAAGGCTTGGTTATCATCTTTGACAAACAACGTATCATCATCAATAAAGGCTTTAACGTTTCCTGCTTCCTGCAGTCGTTGTACTTGCTGTAACGCTGAACCGCAAAAATACCAATTGGCAATATTCTTATCGGTGGCTTGAAAGTCCAATCTAACCTTGCAATCCTTAGCTACTGATGAAGCGATCTCGCTCATTTTCTGCATGGCGCCACCACTGGAAGAAACAATATCACCTGAACTGGCATTATTAGTTTTGGCTTTAATGGTTAACGTAACATCAGGAGGTGAGGCAATTTCTGCACTGACAATATCACCGGTAAAGATACGAAATAATCCGGTATTGACGCGTCCTACTTCAAGGTAAAGACGGCGAGTTTGTTTGCTTTTATGATAAGGGCTAGTTTCAGTGAGAAGATAATCTCGAGTGTGGGCGTTCAATCCATCAATGCTAACTGTGCATTCATTTTGTAAAGGGTTTGCGTACTTGGTGCCGTTAGCTTTAATCCGCAATCCTTCATACCACTGCAGTCGTTCTGCGACTTCAATCCCCACCCGTATTCGTCGTAAGTCCATCATCACTCCAAATAATTAATGATTGGGTTCTATCAAATGATTCATACCAGGGCAGATCATCATTTTCTGTTATAAACGCTAAATTTGTACCATCAGTCAGATAGCGATAAGGAATGATAGGTGTGTTTGCCACCGCACGCATGCCGACGGCAATAACCTCACTTTCTCGTTCAATATCGAGATACATCGCATGACGACCGGCTTTTATTGTCAACGTCCAATTAACACCTTCCAAATTGACGGATAAGCGTTGGTTTGGAATAGCTTTTAAGGGTATGACTTTCATTAGAAGCTCCAATCCCCATCTGCGATACGTGTTGCAACCGAACCTTTTTTCTTGGTCTCAGTATCGGCGTCTTTTGTTTGCACATTTCCCCGATTTACTGTTGATGACTGCGTTGGCTTTTGTGTGGTTCGAGGCGGTAGTTCTCCGTATTCAGGCTCAACGGTGCGCCACTCAACAAACCTTAGCGACAGTTTTATCGCATCTATCATGTCGGGTATTTCATCATGATTAAAACCCGTTAATAACATCGGTTGATAGGTTTTTACTCGGGTTTGAATACCAACAAGTTTGTGTTCATCAAAAGCTTGTTGCATCGATGAGAAGATGTTTTTCATCTCCCCTGTTAATAGCAAATCTATACCAATTTCAACGGGGTTAATAATCACATGGTCACTGCGAGTTTCACCGCTTTCAACTTGAAATTGAGTGGCCTTATGCTCATCTCTAATATTGACTTGAATAGGACTCACACTATCAAATAGCGTAGAAAACGATTCTAAATCAAAGATTTTGACTTCTGTAAGCAATTTAACCTCCCAATCCACTAGAATGTTGTTGATTGACATTAGCTATTTCATCTTGTAACGCATTGCTAAGTCCACTTGCGACACCTTGTGCATCGGTTGCTTGAGTTTCAACCTTAATTTCTCCAATACTTACGTTACTTTCATTCTTCACATTGGATTGATTACTGATGGCTTGGCTGGTAATAGGATTCATTGCATCATGGCTTGCCATCATTAAACGTTTATTCGCCTCCTCAACATCCGCTATAATTTTTGATGCGTCTAGTCCATTGTCTAATTGCTTCTTGAGTTCAATAATTTCCTTATCAATTTCTGATGTATCTATTCCTGCACTTGCTACCTGATTACGTTTTGCCGATAAGGCGCTTAAATAATTACTCGCATCATCAGAGGTAATTTTAATTTCAGCTTCATCACCACCAAAACCAAAAAACTCTTTGGCGGATTTCCAACCATTTTTAACCGCATTAAGTCCTGTATTTACCCAACCAATAATTTTTTCGACTTGCTCCCACATCCATTCAAACGCGCTCACAACGGCATCACTGACTGTATTAAATACACCTGCAAAGGATTTACCCCAACCCGCAATGACTGAAATACAACTCAGCAAATACTTAACATAAGCTTTTAAGCCTGATGCCATTAGATCCCAACCGGCGACAACAATATCTGTCACAACTTTCACGACCGCTTTTAGATATTCAAAATAAGCTTTCCATGCTTCCCATAATGCGAGAATGACCGTCTTCACCATTGGGTATTTTTCAAAAATTCGCCCAATCATCGAATCATTCCCTTCAATGAAGTTCATGATGTCGTCATATACGAGCGCGAAGGCGGCGGCTAAAAGCGCAATAACGGCAATAATGGCGATAATAGGTAAGAATGTTGCCCATGTACTAATACTGGCCAACTTCATGGCATAGATGTATTTGCCTAACAAAATTGTGGATATAGCAGTAAAAAAACCGACAACAAGGTGCTTGTTTTCCTTACAAAAAGAAATTAATTTTGTTAACCACTCTAATCCTTTAGATAAAGCGGGGATCACCATTTCTAAAAAACTATTCTTCAACAACCCTGATGATTGTTGAAATTTTGCCATAACACTATTAAATTTAATTGAGCTTTCAATACTCTCCTTGCTAATGCCTGAATACTCTTTTTGAATACCCATTGTGCGCTCTAGTTCTTTGCGCCCTTTCATCATTAACTCAATGGTTTTTTCGTCCGATACCCCCATGCCTTCCAGTGTTTTCTTTGCTTTATCAAAGCTCATGCCTTGAACTTTATCCGCGGTTTGAAGTACTTTTTCCATTGAGTCTTTCGTATTGCCGAACGATTTTGCCATCGCGGATAAATCGGCTTGTGCGGACTCTCTAGAACCGCCTAACTCAGCGATTGCACCAGAAAATGCATCAACGTCTGCGGTCGCAACACCAATTTGTTTACCTAGTTTATCCAGCGTTTCAATTTCTTGAGAACGAGAAACCGATTCGGCAAAAATACTGCCAATGCTCATCACTATACCAACAGCACCTAATGCTTTTTTTACAAACCCTGTAACAGAGTTACCCACTTCCTGATATTTTTTATTAGTTTTATCTAATTCATCCTGAACTCTCTTCTGTGTATCAACTTCACTATTTCCCGTTTCAATTCCTTTTTTGCGAGCTTCATCCACAAGTTTAATAAGTTCTTTATAATCCCCCTGTAATGCCTTCATAACGGCTGACAAAAGTAACTTATTTTCTTTTTCTTGTTTTTCTTTTTCGTTGAGTGAATTTAATTCATCATTGAGAAGGGATAACGCTTCTTGCATCTGTTGATATTGGGCATTGAGCGTTTCAGATGAAACACGGCTTTCATTTACGCCTTGTGACAGTTCGTTACGTTGGATATCAAGCAAGTTCATTGATGACTTTAGTTCATCAATTTTAGCGGTGACTGAGGCTATTTTTTCTTGTGTATCACCTGCCTCAACCTCAATATTTATCGCCTCCCCAGCTGATAACTGTTCAATACTGGCAATCACGCTTTGAATAAAGTCATTCACCGATTGCGAATTGTCCATCGCACTTTCTTTAATGCGATCTATCTCCGCAATCAGGTTATCGGCAACTCCGTATGTGTCACTATTAACATGAATATCGACTGAGTTTGATGATAACTCTGTCAATTGTGCGGATAGATTTTGAATAAATTGAGTAAACCCATCAGCGCCCATCGTTGCCGATTGTTGCGCTCTTTTCATCCCGTCAATAATGTCATCCGTTGAACGCTGTACTCGGTCAAATGCACTATCAGCCTGCTGGGTATCGAACTGAAAAACATGAACAAATGTATCTAATAAAGCCATAAAATCACCATAAAAAAAGCCCCTCAATGAGGGGCTTGTTATCAATACTAATTATTCTATTTTTCAAGATTAGCGAGTATCATCTTTAAGAAACCACTACTCACTAGGACTGGTGTAACTTTACCTGATGTTAATAAAGAATTAGACACATCTGACAATTTAACCTTAATACTCTTAGACTCTATGGCAATCTTACTTATTAGGATTGGTGAATTTTTACTCTCAACACCCGTCATATAAGAGCCTAATAATGCAACATTAGGAATCGGCTGTTTACCTTTTTCTATATTTAATGTCAGTTCGATATTTAAATCTGTGGGCATTTCTTTTTTCAAAGAATTCATTCGTGATATAACATCCTTACCCATAATAGCTCCGACATATACATCGTCTGTTGAGACTATATAAATATCAGTATCGACAGATTTATATTCCCCTCTAAATGAACCTATTCCAATAGGGATTTCGAAGTTGGCAAATGAATTAAATTTTTGCTTATAACATTCTTTAAATTCAGCATTTCTAAATACTGTTGGTATTTTTTCCTTTAAATCCACCAGCATTTGGGAATCTTTTCTTGAGTCCTCAAAATCATTGCAAGAAGGAACTTCAATAGATAAATTTCCACTAATTAATTTATGCTGATCTGAGAGTAAATCATCAGTATTAATTTTAGTACTCATATCTACTTTGCAACCAGATAAAAGCATTGCAGACAGAGCGATAATCAGAAATTTTTTCATAAATACTAACCATTAGTAATGTTAATCATTTATTAAACCATATCATATTTAGATATAAATATACCACTATTAGCTTTATGATGAAGCCAGCGCTTCGTTATAACGATTGGTAATGGCGATCTCCCACAAATCAAACGCCTCTTCTAAATCTATTGACGTTTTGAGTTCGGTGAGCGTGGCGAAACCGGCTGAGATGATGACGGCAAAGAAGCCATCAGCGTTTTTATAATCGACGGGAGTGAACCGGTGATTTTGTTGAGCAGGAATTGGAGGAAACCTTGGCTCCCGTCTTTGCCGAAAAAACTGGTGTTATACTTCAACATTTCCAGTTCTAGACGAATAAGGGCTTCACCATCGGGCACATGATTATCAATTAATGTGCTGGTCTTCAGATAAATCTCTTGTCCCTCTTTTTCCACTGCAACATACGCCATCATCTTTAACATGGCTTCTTTGCTGACTTCATAGTCGCCAATTTTAGGTGTATTGGATAAAGGGTATTTTGCCAGAATTTCACGTCCAATCGTTGCCGGTAATCGGCTAATAATAAAAGTGTGCTCTTCACGATCAGCATCGGTGATCGTAATTTCTTTCGGTTTAATTAACATGATTAATATCCATAAAAAAAGGCGGAATAACCGCCTAGAATTAACGTGCGCGAGTGCGATCGAAGTCTTGAAATACGAAGGTATACGCTTTGGATTTGTGTCGTCCTGCACTGGCAACAGAGCTACCACGACTACCATTGGTAATTTTCCCGTTGCGTGCCGTGGTTGTTGAACCATCACCATACGAAGCGACCATGGTGATAATATCCCCTGCATGCCGTTGTCCACGTCGTGCAGTGTTCGATTCCAGTAAGATAGCGAGGTTTTCATCTTCTTCACTACCGGCTAACACGTTAATGGTGACCGTTTGAGGTGTTGGTGTTGACCATGTCACCAAATTACCGTTGATATCCATTCCTGTTTGCGCAATGTCCACGGCAGGCAAATCTAACGGATCGGCATCATCTGCGAAGGCGGTAATTTGAATACCGGCGGGAAAGGTTTTATGAGCCTGAATAACAATACTCAAGCCAGTTGCTGATACATCATGCATATTGTGTTCCTTACACTAAGTTGTGAGAGCCTTCGACTTTACGAACCCAGTCGCCCTTACCGTAAATCAATACGTATTTCATCACGTACTCGGGTAAATCAGATGGACCTGTGTTTTCGACAATTTGAGCGTTGTACCAATAGCCTTTGTTTTGTACATCGTGCCACGCTAAATCATCACCAGAAGCGTCTGTCACTGCAATTTTTTGCACATCGGTTAAGGTTTTTCCCGCTAGGATCGTGCCGTTATTAATCGCCTTGGTCACCGCCCCTGCAATCACCATCATCGCCCGTGCTTCACCGTCTTTATTGGCGGGTACTCCGCGTGTGGCCATAAGTAAACTAAACCACTGTTGCGCGATGTAGGCTTTTAACCATTGCTCATTAGCATGGACACTCATATCTAATGGGTTAGCAACCCCACCACATAAGAAGCCACGTTGATAGAAACTGATATGTGAACCCGATACCGCCGTTTCTCCGTAATAGTTCACCCGTAGTTTATCTAAGCGATCCGCATCGATATCGGTCGTGATTTGCGATGGGAACGTGACACCAAATTGACGATACATATAGTTTGTTGTCGCATTGGTGCGGTCATAATCCGTGGCGGACATAATGGCCATAGGTAACGCTTGAACAAAGAAGTTATCTGCTGTTTTTAGGTTTAAGCCCGTTGAAGCTGTACCCACCAACGCCCCGCTAAAATCTTCTGCATTTTGATTGGTCACAGACAAGTGCAATTGATACTTCACGTTTTCGCCTGCCACGTACTGCGCCAGCTCTACGGCATGCTCTAATGAGAGTTCCGTTAAAAACGTTGCACTACCAAAAGAGTCAGAAACAGCCTCAGAAGCAATAAAGGCTTGTAACGGGGTTTGCGCTGGATTACCGGCTGATGATGTACCGTGGCTAATATTCATTGCATCAGCAAGTACCGATTGACGCACACTAATATCTGCACGCTCTTGTACACCACCGCTAATGACAAAGGCACTATCCAGTGAATTAAATGTGACGTAAGCACTAGCAAATTGAGGCTCGCTTTCTGCATTTAATTTCGCTTGCACAGCTGTTGCAACATCCGCGTATGACGTACTTTCAGAGAGATCAATCCCAGTGATTGTTTTAGTCACCTTGCCGATAGTGATATTGAGTTCACCCTCATTAATCAATTTTAAATCAGCTAAATCGCCTGTCTTTTCGCCAAACAAGGTAGGCGCTCGACCAACAGGCTCATAAGAGGCAATTTGCAGTTCTTTCGGCTTACTTGCCGGTGCTGGACTGACATAGCTGAAATACTGACGCGCAAAATGCGCCTCGGGGGAGTCAGTACCCAATAAGTCATCCACTTGGCCACTGGCAAACTCAAGCACTTTACCAGCAGGAATTTTAGGGTTTGTTGAAAAAACACGAGCCGTGAGCTTACGCATCGGTACAGCAGACGCGCCAATCACCGCACTCGCGATATCGACATAGCGAGTTTGTTTGATAGACATAACGTTCCTTAAATACGATAAATATCAGGATACAACGCACTCACGGCGTCTGTATCAGGATGAAGTATGCGATTAAATGTCACATTGAAATCAAATGAGGGGTTTTGTTCGTAGTTGCCCTGGTCATTCAGAAAATAAGGTGTTCGAATACCGCTTGCCCGCTGAACGCCAATGCCTTGTTTGCGGAGAGCTTCAACAAAGGGCAATGAATTGGCGATCATTCTGACAATAGCGGTAATATCACTCGCTGAATAATGGCCCAACTGGGTAACGAAAGCCTGAACTTGGTACGTTTTTTCGGATAACTGGTTTTCTTGGTGATTGGCTTTATTGCCTTGAACGTTATATTTACGCCCTTGCCAGCCGTAGCCGTTTTCATTAATGGGAAAGAACATCACCATATTATCTTCACGGCCTTGCTTAGTAGATTGAAAACCAGCTTTAACGGAGATATCAATACCGACCACTTTTAACTGCAACAAGAGCTGTTTTCGAATGGCGACATCAACTTCATAATCCGTCATAAGTACCCGCCTCGATACAGATCACCGATTTCCAACCGTCTTGTTCGTACCAGTCTGCATCACCCACCACATCATATTTTCGACCATTGAATACAAGGAAATCAGGAGATGTTCCTCGTTGCACCGCTTTAATATCATGAGAGGTATATAAGCGTCGGTACACTTGGCTCGTATCTAATCCCATGGATTGAACATCTTGGGTATCGACCGCTTGCCAACTGCCACGAACTTCTATCGGATCATAATAATAATTTTGGTCATTCCCTCGTTCATCGGGTGCCCGTTCTTTAAATCGAAACCAGAGCACCTTTTGCTGGGGAATATAACGTGAAGCAATACGATTTAAGTTACCAAACATTATTTATCCTCCACGACAAATGACACGGCTTGAAGCATTTGGCCGGTATCAACTAACGGCTTATCCGTGGCTTTACCTTTGCTATGGCGACGTGCTCTTGCTTTGACCGTTGACTCTTCCAGCGCTGGGGTGGTGACTGCTTTAATTGCCAATTTCACATCTCCCGCTACCGTCGCACCAATTTGTGTCAGCCCATTATCCAGCGTGATGTTCCCCTTAATAGAGGCTTTCACAGCACGAAAAATTAACTGACTATAATCCTGCTTTTTGTCATTCATGGTCGGACGTAAAAATGGGCGAGGAGGAATGCCACCAGCCGGATAGCCCAACTCTTGAATAGCTGCAACATAAGCAATAGGTGTTCCATCGGGATATTTTGCGTGTTCAAAAAAACCAACACTTAATCGCTTTTTAGCCAATTCATCGTAAACCGCTTTTAATTGCGCTAATTTAGTCATTAACGTAATCGCCCTCCTCGCGTAAATCGCCCACCTACACCACGAAATGCTGAACGTTCGCCACCACCACCCAAATATTGAGGGACGCTACAACGTTTGATCAGTGCAAGAAACTGCTGGCCAAAGGTGGTCATTTTAAACCAGTGCGACCAATCCGAACCGGCAGGCGGTGCCGTAAATGACACGCTCACTTTATCGATAGTCACACTCGTCACCACACCGGTAGGCGACTCATCATCAGCAATCATTTTTCTAAGTGTTAGCATGTGTGCAACAACGAGCATCCACAGCTCGTTAGTGCAAACACCCTTACAGGCAGAGAAATAGTTCAACGCAGATTGAGCAATGATATCTATTTCATCATCACCCACACCGTTAAACTGCGGATAGAGCACACGGAATGACGTTAAAGGAAATGTGCTCGTCTCCATGATCACTTACCTTTTTTGTTGGTTTTAGGAATGTCTAACTTTTCAGCTTCTAACGATTCTGGTGTGTCAGGAGCTGATTGGTCGCTCGCTTCCATATTGGTAGCAACTTTTTCGGGATCTTCTTTGCGTTCTTCAACGGTAATATACCCATTGTCACAATGAAGATTGAAAACGTGATTTTCTTTGAGCTGTTTGTATTGCTCGTCAGAAATTTCCGTCACACGACCACGTGGTGTGTACATGTGTTTGGTCATCACGTTCGCTTGACCGGCAATAAACACTTTCCCGTCTTTCACGGTATAGTTCTGGTCATTTGATAAGGTACAATATGCGTAAAGAGGCATGGAGTGCTCTCCTGTTGTTTAGATATAAAAAAGCCCTCAAATGAGGGCGCAAAAAGAGAAGTGGTAAGATTAAATGCCGGTTAAGCGTGTCACCGCCCACGGACGGGTCACAAATACACCTGCAGTCGCATTGGTTGCATCTTCCATATACCCTTTAATTTGGTTGAGTGAACCTAATAACTGGTATTTCACAGGCACAACTTGCAAGATCACCGCACTGGTTGCCGTTGAACCATCATCAATACTATCTGCGAACATATAGGCCACATCAGCCCCACCATTTGCGCCGACAAATTCAGGAGAGAAAACCAGACGCATATTTGGATAGTTTTCATTTATCCATTGTTTGACTGTTTCACCGCGTGCGACAGGATTAGCCACATTCAGAGCAGAACGAAAGCCCAACGGTAATGTTAAGGTGATTGGCGTATCATCTTTGATAATACCGCCAGAACTCGTTTCAATGCGCGAGAACATATCGGTAATATCAGCAGTAATATCCGCAAAGGTTCCCCCTTTCCATTTGCCTTTTGCGGTTTCATAGGCGGGTAAGTTAGGCTCATTCATCAAACCAAAGACGCGTGTTTCAGGGCTATTAAACCCGTAGTAACCCACTCGCTCACGCCCTTGCTCTAATGATTCAGTCACTGAATTGCGCTTTTCTTCCATAGCAACAAAGCCTGCAGACGATTGGCGCGCTTCTTCTAATTTCCCCACTTGGAAACCTAATTCGAAACGAACAAGACCACGGCGCTCTTGGTCTTGCGCATAAGACGCTAATGGCACATTAGTATGATCACCATAAAGCTCGGCTTTACCGGTTGGTGTCGCCACATTCAGAATGATCTCTTCATCATGCCATTCGCCCGCATTAACAATACCTGTGATTTCATCTAACACACGCACGCGCGTAGCAGTACGAATGACACCCGGTAAAACGTGTTGCAACATTTCGCGTTGAATTAAGCCCCCCTGCATTGCACCACCACTGATCGCGGAGTCCATCGCAGAAAAACCACCAAAGCCGATTTGCGCTAATTCCCCGTATGTCCATTTCTGATCAGGGTTAATATTTAGTTGGCCATGTTTTTTGACATCACGACCAGACATGTGAAACTTAATTTTACTGACTGGCATTATTCACCTTCCTTTGGAGATGCTGGATATGGGATTTCTGTTAAACGAATAATGCCCAAGTGAGCACTTTCTGTTGACTCAAGGTGTCGGCTGATAAAACCAATGACACGATCACCGGCACTAATGGTGGCTTTCGAAGATAGCGAGCCGTCTGCTTCATCAAAAACAACCGGTGCGTTGATTTTTCCTGCCACTTCTTTTAGTTCAACGAAAACCTCCCCCATTGTCAGGAATTCGCCCTGCGTACCATTACGAGCGAATTCTTCTTCGATACGATAGGCTTTAGGGTTAATCATGATCCCCGCAAATGCCCCTTTACCGCCCACTTGAACGGATTCCACTGAATCATCTTTGTAGGTATAGGCGCGACCGAAAATATTCAGCTTTTCATCTGCTGAACTGAGAATGGCGGAAACAGCGCGAATAGGGCCTGCATGACTAATTTCACCGACAACACCAGAAATTAAGCCGTTTGCTACTGATTTAGGAATTGCCATTATTTAGCTCCCCATTTATCCATAATTGATTTATTGCTCACTGCAGAGTCCATTGTTGAGCTGGTCTTTTGAGAATCAGGCACACGCCCTTGCATCCAAGCATCAAGAGCAATGGCTTCTGTACCTTTACTGCATTGAATACCCAGTTTTTCAACACCGTACTCGGCAACTTGTTGTTGAGTCATGGCTGAGTGGTCAAACACACCAATAAATGGCGTTAATTTATGCGCTAACGAATCACGCGCACCGATTTGTTTGAGTAACTCCCCCGTATCCATTGCGGGTTTGGCTTTTTCTAATCGCTTAATTTTACGTTTTAGCGATGCCATTTCGTCCATGGCGGTCATGCTACGATTTAGGCGTTTTAAACGACGATGAAGTCCATCGGTAGTGGCTTGGTCAAGATGCTCTTTGGCTTCTTCAATCGCTTCGACAGCTTCTTCAATGGCGACTTCGGCTTTCTCGACTGCTTCAGGTTCGCCAGATTCAGCCTCTTCTGTGGCAATTTCGGCTTTTTCCACTGCTTCTTCTGCTTTCTGCTCTTCGTCAGGATCAGAATCAGTTGAAGGTTTTTTCTCTTCTTCTGGATCATTATCTGTTGCAGGTTGAGTGCTGGTGATGACTTCCTTGATAATGGCTTTTAACGCTTCCAATTGCTCGGGCGTAAATGCACCCTCATCAGTGGTTTGCTTCTCTTTGTTTTCTTCTTCGTTCATGCGAATAAGTTCCTTTGTGTCTATGGTAATAACGGAATGGTCTTGCACAGCAACATCAGCGCCAGTGCGCCCTTCATCGACTAACGCAAGATGGTTGGCTCTAATATGCCGTTGTATGGCGTCATAACGTTCACCGTTAAATTCGCCTGGTGTGAAATCGTAAATACAGCGATAACCTGGAGATAATTCAATTTTTCCTCCTTCAATTTGGTTAAGCGCTGAATTAGACAGGATTTTGATATTGCCTCTGAGATAGGGGTATTCAAAATAGACTCGCTCCCCGATGACCCCTTGTATCCCCTTTGTCTCCGCGGGTGTACCGTCTTTCCCTAACATTTCATGCTCATCAACAAAGGGCATTAATTTGAAAGAATTAATTGTCTCTGTGCTGGCCAGTTCTTCTTGTGGGCGATACACCTTGTAAATTTTTTCGGGTATCGGTGCGCCAATTTCAAACCCTAAATAATCAAAAACCCCAACTTTAGAGATGGGGTTATCTTTCACTTCCAGCCAGCCGTTTAAATCATATTGTCGTTTGGTCATGTCTCCTCACCGAAATCTATTACGGGTGTCCAGAAGCACTTACAGTTTGGTAATTGTCCGGGCAAGCCACGCTCACCTGTCCGTTCATCAATCACAGGTGGGTTATCTAAATCAAACACTTCACCATCCAGACGCAGATGTAATTCACGCGGTTCGGCACTACCAGCCGAGTGATGCCAAACTGCCTTACGAATACCGGCAGATTTCATACGCTCATAATTCACTGCAGTCGTGATTTTTCGTGTTTGATCAACAGCGATAAAATTCGCCCTTTTTTCAGTCACACTGCCTGTATGCCTAATTTCCTCTAATAGCGTCTTTGCGCCCTCTCCACCTTGGCTAATAGAACGTAATGCAACACTTTCAATACGTTGATGAAATTGCAGTGGAATAGATTTAATTAACGATACGTTTTCAGCTGTAGAGGCAATAATTTTATCTTTCAGGGCTTCGGGCATGGCTGGGGTTTTGATGGTGATCCCCCCTGACAACTGTTTGAGAGAATCATCTAAATTACGCTTTGCGCCTATATCGACTTGGGAAACAAATTTATCCGCAATCTCTGTGGATTTTTGTTTAAAAATCTTATCCCATTTGCGTTTTAGCCGATTAAGCCAGATGCGTGTTTGACTGGCAAAGCTGGCATCCATCGTAAAACCGTCAAAGCCGTCATTTAATTCACTAAACACTTTTTCATAGTCTTTAATCATTGCATTAATGAGTCGTGACATGTCACCTTGATAACGACTAGCTGGGGCGACTGAATACTGCAGAGGTTTCCCCTTCATGACCGCTTGACGCGAAATTGCCCATTGTGCTCGCTTCGTTCGTACTCGTATTCGCCTCGACATAATCTGCCTCGTTCACTTCAATGCCGTAATAGCTGGACTCTTTATTGCTGGCCAGTTTTTTACGGATATCTAACCCATCTATCGCACCCGTCGAAGCCAGTGCCACATCGGTCTGCGCTTCTTTCAGTTCAATATCCGCACTCTCAACAGCCGTCGGGCTATCAAGTGGCGCCCATGTGATAGAGATTTCTGTCACAGGTAAACCATCGCTACGCATTAACATGTCGTAATGACGCTGTAATAGATCTTCAAGGTCGTTTGATTGGATACTTTCAAGCTCTTCGCGGTAATTAGCCTCTTCGTATTCCCCTGTTGAGTTAAAGCCTTTCGGTGTAGTACCTAATAACTTTGTTGCCGGTACATTGGACGCCGATGCCACAAGCTGATATTGCGTCATAATCGTGGCGTCTAAATCCGCTAATGAGGTGTCGAACTGTTGAACAGTGTCACCACTGCCCGTCATTTGCACACCGTAGTTATCGCGCATCTCCATAAAATAGAGCATGTTTTCATTGATAATGCTCTTATCTGCCGACTCAAGGTCTGCGATCCCCATCGTGAGTAAACGCTTAGTCATTGCCAATTGTGGCGCTTCATTGGCGGTACGTTCTGAAGCGTAGACACGCTCATAAATGCGCTCAGGAACAGAAACACCAAAGTAGTTGTACATTGGCTTCAAGACATTCGGCACAGGAAACGGTACAAACTTAATAAAGTGAGACTTGTGATACTTACGCCCACCAATCACATAATAGGTTGGCTCGTAGAAATCCATGCTAGCAGGATCTTGAACATTGGAATCCGTTAAATCGGCCGTTACCCATTGTGGATCAATCTGTTTAATACCTTTATACATCCCTTTAGTCACACCATCGATATTAAACGGGTTTTCGTACCACTCTTTCGGGTTTGATGTCTCCACAACGAATAATGCTAAGCGACCGCCGTATACTCTCCCAAAATGAACCAGCTCTTTCAGTTGGTGTGTAATACGGTATTTTTTATCACGTTTACGGAGCTTTTTACTGATAGCGCGATCATCGTCGTTATCACAATCAATATCGTAACCCTGACGTATCGCATCACGCGCAGGCATATTGCAGGCTTTATCCACCAGCCAATGTTTAGCGATAACCGCACACATATTGTTGCCGATAAACATTTGTGAGGCATACCATGAGGCCTGTGACTCTGGCACACCGTAAACTTGTTCACCTTTAAATGAGGGCACGTAGCTATCAATGCTATCCATCGCAACACCTGCAATTGTGGGTTGGGGTAAATTAATCCCATCAAAGCCCTGTTCTCGCGCCAGTGCAGGATATAAGTCAGTTGTAAATGCTGACCGTTTAACCGGTGCGAGTGGTTCTGTTTTTCGCCTCTTAAACGGCCACCACATAGATCATCTCCTAGTTGTGAAGAAACTGCCTTTTTTCTTCTGATATAAATCGCGTAATGCTTGCGTCATGGCATCCACTGTGTCGTCATGGCCAGCAAACGGGAATGTAGTAATTTCCTCTACGGTTTCGACAATCCACGGCGCAATATCTTTGTGAGGTAGCCACACATTTCTAGCTTCCCACTCAGCAGTACACGCATGAGCACGAGCAACCTTGCTACCATCTGGCTCGACGGGAATTAACCCTGATACGGTTGATTTGAGAGAGTCGATTACAGCAGGGCCATTGGCTTTGTCTTCCACCAGCTTACGTCGTCCTTCAGGGAATTTTTCAGCTAACCATTTCACCGATTTTAAGGTTTCAGTAAAGCTCATGCGTTTTCTAATTTGATACAGTAGATAAGCGTTTGCGTCTTTCTTGCCCCATACCTGCCCCACCACATAGTCAGTACCGTCACTGTCTTTAAAGGTCATATCCCAACTATGGATAACCTTATCGAATTTTTCAGGTAGGTCTTTCGGTAGATAGTACTGAGCAAATTCTTCGTGGAAGATTTGACCATCACCCGGCTTAGGTGATTGTTGGTACATTGCAGACCAAAAGTAATCACCGAGGATTGCTTTTGTCTCAAGGAGTTTGTCGATTGGGTGTAACTCTGGTACCAACGCTTCTCCTTTCTCATTAATGGCAGGGAATGCAAGCACCTTGGTTTCAGGCGCTTTTTCTTTTAATTGACCAGACAAATCATCAGTTGCCCATCGAGTGGCCATGATAATTTCACCGCTATTTTTTGATAAACGGGTCTTAAAGGTCGAAACGTACCAGTTCCAAATTGATTTTTTAACAGTTGGGCTAAGTGCCTCTTTCGAGTTCTTTATCGGGTCATCAATAATGCCGAGGTCAACTTTCTTACCCGTTAATGGGCCACCTACCCCCGCACACACATAGCTTCCTTTGTAGTTGGCGATACCGAACTCGTCAGAATTACGTTTAACTGCAATGCCGTTTTCAGGCCTATTGCCTAACCAACTTTTAGGAAATAGCACGCGATATTCATCGGACATCATAATGCGCTGAACATCGGTATTCATATCACCGGCTAAATCTGAGGAATAAGACAGCGCACCCACACGCATGTTAGGGTATTTTCCAAAGAAATAAGCGGGAAGATAACGAGAAACAATATCAGACTTACCGTGTTGTGGCGGTGCCCCTAATATTAATTTAGGGCGCTTACCTGCCATCATATCAATCAAGAACTGGTCGAGCGCATCACATACCGTTTGAGAAAAATGGCTTGTAATGTATTCAGGGTTTATATACTGAATAAATTCGTGCAAACTACGTCTAGCTATCTCTCTCCTGACTTCTTCATCAAACAAGTCGAAATTGACATCCATAGAGATACCTAAAGTGACAAAAATAACCCTTTCATGCCGTAATTGGCACGAAATGATTTTCATGTTTTTGATAACAATTGATTAACAATAAAACGGCATTAAAACAGAAAGAAGATTGTTACTTTTAGCGGTTTTGGTTGTGTTTTTAGTTGAGTTTAAAAGTGAAGGGGCGCATTAGAACCATTATGTTAAATAGAACTACTTTTCACCCTTTTTTCTCAATTGAAGAAGTTGCTCGAAGCTTAAGTGACTTAAATCTATTCCTGTTGTTTGAATAGGACCACCATCGACACCCGTTAATTCCGTCTTGTTCTTCAGCATACCTAAATGCTGTGCAACCATCTTAAGCGCTTCATCTTGATTACGGGTAATAACCTCAACACCAAACTTCCCTTCTTTCACGCCAGCAAATACTCGACGAGCTGGCCCTGTTAAATCACGCGTATCATGAAAGTACGCACGCCCAATACCAGCACCATTACAACGAGGGCAATCAGGATTTGGATCTAATGTTTCATCGTAACCGTAGCCACCCACATCTTGTGGAGGCGGTTTATTGGCTGTAAGCGCTTTCTTAATAGCGTCTTCAAACTCTATTGAATCACGCCATTGGTAATTGAAACCAAAGCCCCAACAATGACGACAACATAATCGACGGTATTCGGTCAGCTCGTTAACGTCTGCAGTTGCAATATCCCACCATATTTTTAATACGGCATCTTGGGTTATCTCTGTTCTGCGTTCCCGTTCTGCTAATGCGTCGGTGATTGCCCGATTAACCTTAACATTTCTATACATCCGACTTGCGCTTGCGTATGCCGTATTTCCTTCACATTTACCACCAGCACGCTTATATGCAGCAGTCCTATTTAGGTCAATAAGGTATTCATTAACGAATTTAGCCTGTAACTCAGTAAGCCCGTAATTGCGCAGACTAAATGATGCGCCGCGCGATAAATCACCCCATATCCGTGAGATAAATGATACCGTTGCGGCGTTCCAATATTTGCAAAAGAATTACAATTTCATATATCAATTCTTTCTTAAACGGTCTATCAGAAAGTATCAATATCAAAAATACCTCTTCTGCATAGCCAGAGTCTGAAATGGGTTATTCTGGCTTTTGAGGCCATTCGATATCAGTAGTGCTGGAAGCATCAACACGATTTAACAGAACTCGGTATTTTTTCCATTTTTGCAGTGCGACAACCTCTTCTTCTGTGGCTAGATCAACATCAACAGCTTCTTGCAAATACGCGATTGTATTACCTGCTTCATCTAAGCGTCGTGACTTCTCCTGCTCAATCTGTGTAATGAGTGCCGCTTTTTGGGCTTCTGTGTCAACAATCCATTTCTTACCATCCCATTTATCAAACTCACTATTCGGTTTTAACAATGTGAGAGATTCAGGCAATGCCCCCATAAAATCAATGATGATAGGTTGCTTTGTTTGCGTATTGTAGGCGGTTAAATCTCGGTAATCGTCAACAATTTCCCACGCACTGCCATCTTCTCTACGCCTAACGGCTTGATTTTCTTTTTCGGGTAATGGTGGCTCATCTAAATAAGCACCCGCAGATAATGAAACATCAAACATGACATATTCCATAGTTGATCCCATGTATTCGCGTGTTACAGGATTAGCAAGATAACACTTAACCCATCCTGTCACGCTGGCCAGACCGTTATCACCAATTTTTCCTTTTTGGATATTGACGTTATATTTTTGCATTATTTAGCCCTCACGATATATAAAAAAGCGATATTTCGCGGACGCGTTTCATTAGCACCTTCATCATTACTTGCAGTGCTAATCGTTACCGAAAAACCACTGCCTACCGGATATTCATAATTTACTATAGGGGTATTACCGAATTGCTGACTGAGAATACGTCTGCCTGTATCCACACCACGACCATTATCCCAGCCACGAATAAATTCACCGCGTAAATCGGGTAATTTTCCTAAAGGATACGCAACGGCAAGTTTTGGGTATGTTGCCTTATTAAAGGTTTGCCCTTGACAAATTAGATAACCAGAAGGTGCTGTAGGTGATGGCCAGGGTATAGGTGAGCCGACAGGATAATTATCAACACACTCAGCATCTGAGGCTAACACAACGGTGCCCGACTTGTCCGGAAAGCTGTAATAGTTCCATTTATTGTTATGTTTTAATGCTAGGGATTTGTCTATGCCGGGTTTGAGTGTCAGCCCTGCCTCATTATCGGCACCACGAACAGAAAGCAGTGTTTTAACGCCGATACTTCCCTGAAAATCCTGATGCCTCACATGTGTCAGGTAAGCGACACTGTTTTTATCCGGGAATTTACCGTCAGACTCTTCTTTAGTATATGACTCTCCTTTCCGGGCATACTGTGTATGCGGATTAGCCGCTTTGAGATGCTCTGACAGCTCATTTTTCTGACCTTCAGCCTGTTTTTTTAAATAATTCGTCCGGTTGGCCAGTTGTTCTGCCTGCCGGTTGGCGATACCTCCCGGCCCACCTAATACCGGGTCTGAGACTTCAAGCTGATAAATACCGTCTTCCCAGACAGCGGATTCGTTAAGTGTTGCCATTACTGATGACTCCCGTAGTTATAATTACCGTCAAAATGCGCCTCTGCGTTATACCGGACAGGAACAGCCTGATAATCTAGGCTGATAAGGTGACAGCGGGCCGGGGCAAAAAAGGACAGTACGCGGCGTAACAGTCTTGCCTGATCATTGGTGATGGGCCGCTGCAGTATCACCCGGTAAACCGCCCAGGCACGCTTGTCCCCGTAAAGGTAATGGCCGTTAAACGTTCCCTGACCGTCATACTGTAATCCACCCAGTCCTTCGATTAACTCCACCTCACCAAAGCCAAAACGCCGGATGACTTCCCGGATTGACCATGGCGTACCTTTATAACGGTGTAATTCAATGGCTGACTTGATGAGTGTGCGGCGGACGTCGTCGGACTCAGCCAGCTCCCAGCCATCGCCGAACAGTGAAAACTGCTCACCCAGCCATGGCAGCGCGGAACTGTCGACGATATCGGTGAGACAGATCATCAGGGTACTCAGGTCGATACGATTCAGACGTTCTGCCAGCCTGCCCAGTGACCGGAACCGGATATCGCCTTCCAGCGGCGGCGGAAGCTGAAGGGGATCAGTCATCAGCCACTCCGGTCATATTGAGGGTGATACCGGTACAGTTAGCCCATTCATTTTCAGCAACGACCAGCAACGCCGGGCTTATCAGTTCAACCTGATAAACACCGGCAACAGACAGCTCACTGATAATCTGACTCGGGACAATATCGCGCCCCAGAACTGCCCTGCGGGCAGCCACCCAGTTCTGAATAGCCTTGTTTGCATGCACTTTTACCGAGGCGGCATCCTGATCACGATAGACAGTGATATTGGCCACAATGTCATAATCCACCAGTACGGGTGGTTTCGCCTGTACCGTATCGGTCAGCGGCCTGATTTTTTCATCTGAACAAAAACTCTCGACCAGCGTCAGAATACTGTCATCCGGCAGACCGGTACTGAGCAACGGATATAATTCCACCGTACCGGGAAACGGTGAAAGCACAGCGACATCCACCACATTGGGATGCGCCTGCATGGCATGGAAACGGTAAGCCATTTTGCTTCCGGCATTAGTGAACGATTCCGGTGCCAGCTTGATACGCTCACGGAGCCTGTCGTTATCTTCCTGCTCTGAACCGCCGGAACTGGCCGTCAGGTTCGTCACCTGTAAATCGATATCCCCGATATCATCCAGTAACTGGCTGATTTGTGCCGGTTGCCAGTTATTTCCGTTTATTCCCGGCTCAGTACAGGTGGCCCGGGTGTTAACCAACAGTAATCCGGCCTTCAGCACCACATCGGTATCCGTTGCAAAAATTATGCTGTCTGACGCACTGACGCGGGTGCCTGCGGGTATCAGGACATCCCTGGTCAGTGCTGTATCCACGGAAAACTGAAGCAGAGTCGAAGCCGGTTGTGGCGCGAGGCGGTAAACCCCCACCAGTTCGCCCAGAAAATCAATCATCGGCTCCCGGGCAAAGGCCACCAGATTTTGTTTGGCCGCCTCCTGAATCGCAACACGGATCAGCATCTCTCGGTAAGCCCACAAATTAATCAGCAGGCGTTCTGCCTGAGCCGGATATAAGGTTTTTCCGGTATCACGCTCATACTGTGCAATCATTTCAGCCGTAATTTTATCGGCATCACGTTCAATAAAATCAGGTTCTGTTAACGCCATAGCAACTCCTGCATTTGAGTTTCCCCGTCATTCCCTTTCCAGCTCACACAAAGTGTAAGATGCTCACCGTCAATGAGGGGTTTCACTGACACAAGCTGACAGCGTGGCTCCCAGCGACGGATGGCATCAACAGACTCACGCACCACATGGGGAATGGCCCGGTCAACCGGCCAGTCGATATACCGGTGCAGATCCGTACCGAACTCAGAGCGGTGCGGGTCACTGCCCCGGGGCGTTCGCAGGATAATCTGAATGGACTGCCGGATATCCTCCGGCCCCCGGACGATTTCGCCGGGAGCCTGCAGAGCCGGTTGCCAGAATACAGGGGTTGTTTTCATGGGGGCAGTATTACCCCGGACATGCGGGAGGGATATTAAAGGGGTTTAAAAAGACTCAGTGGCCATGATGATTCGAGTTAGGGCCATCCGATAACATGCTGCCGGTTGAGTGGACATTACCGTTAACTTCCACATTCCCCTGAATACTGGCAGCAGCACCATTTCCGCCGGAGCCTGCCATGCCCCCCTCATAAGTGAGTTTACCGCCGACCAGAAGATTGCCGGTGATTTCGGTTTCCGGTGCATTGATGGTGACTTTCGGGGTTTTGACGGTGACATCCGCCTGACATTCAATTCGGATATGCTCAATACCGCCCCGGATAGTCAGCGTGTGTGTGTCCCTGTTGTAGCTGAATTCAGCCCCATCAGCATACACGGTGCCCCGGACATTTTTGTCACTGAATGGCGGTTTATCCACACTGGAGTAAACGGCCCCCAGGATAACACCGTCCTCACCATTTGCATCCAGCAGCACCTCCACCTGCTCACCGATATCAGGCAACCAGTAATCCTTGTTATTCTGGGTATTGCGCTGCAGCACATTCAGCCAGTGTGTGCGCAGATTATCGCATTCCGGCAGACGAACACGGGCCTGAACCTTATCGGCATCCACGGCACTGACAGTACCGACCTGACGGGTTACAGTGGCCATTATTTTTTCTCCTTTATCACCGTTGAGGTGGTGCCATCCGCTTTATACACCGTCAGCGTCTGTGTTTTTGCCGGTTTTCCCCGTTGGCGGCGGGTTCGGGTTACCGGGCCTCTGGCCACTTCCAGTTCAGTGGTATAGCCGCTGCTCCGCTCAAACATATGCCGGGCTGATGTTATCAGCCAGTCCCCGGATAACTGCCCGAAACCGGATAATTCAATTTTATTACCGGCGGTCAATTGCGGCGTCCCTGCGAGAGTCAGTGAGCCGTTCTGCTGATATTCGTTATTTTTTGCCAGTGCCGAATCTGCCTTTATCCGAGCACTTTCCGGGTCACCGGCGCGACTGTTGACCTTCAGTGTGTCTGCGCTGACGGTTTTTCCCCCGCTGAGTTGTTTATCACTCTCACGGGTTCCTCCGTCAGCCTCATAGACAATTAATTTTTTCTCTTTACTGTTCTGGTGTTTGACTTTTGCAGACTGGTAAATCCGGTTGATGGTATCACGCAGGGAAAAACGGGCGATATCCTGCGGTGTCAGTTGTCTGACCGGCTCCTGACTGCGCAGAGAGGTCAGGTGAGAAAAAATCAGCCGGTCACTGACAATTTTCACGGCATAACCATATTCACCGGCCAGGCGGCGCAAAAATCCCACATCCGTTTCCGCATACTGTGTAATCCGATCAATTTTGACAGGCTCAATGGTGCCGACCAGTTTCAGCTGATGTTTTTTGGCAATGCGTCCGGCAATGGCGGCCAGTGTGGTGTTTTCAAAACCCCGGCTGGATTTTGTCCGCAGCGCCTGATTCACCGAGGCAGCCACACCTCTGACGGACACAACCGAAGGGGGGGCACTGACCTCGATTTCATCAATGGAGAATGTGCCGCAGGACAGCAATGTTTCGCCTTTATAGCCCATTTTCAGCGTGAGCGTGTCACCTTTTCCCGGATACCATTTATCCAGCCAGCGACCGTCCGAATCCTCCAACTCCACTTCAATGGTGTCCGATTCACTTTTGATGTTATCGGTGTAAGTGACGCGTGTGACATACGGTGCAATATCGGTGGTGATATTTTTCTGAAGATACCACAGCGTAAATACCGGACTCAGGACATCCGTGACGCCGGTATTTACCGGCAGGGTGTTTATCTCAGCCATGGTGCGATATCCTCCTCAGTACCTGCCTCTCCGGCATCGATGACAGGGATGAGCAGCACCAGTCCGGAAGGCAACACCGGCGTGATGGCAATGTGTGGATTCGCCGCAATAATCCGGGGGTAGCCCAGCGGGTCACCATAATATTGCTGGGCAAGTGTATCCCAGCGTTCCCCGTGACGGGTGATATGTTCAATAAACATCACACGCTCCTTACCGTAATTCCGGCAGCCATTTTGCTTAATGCCGGGGATATCCGGGTCAGTACCGTCGTCGCTGACCCCAGCTGACCGGAAACCCCGTCCAGTACTGCGGCAATATTTTTACTGTTTGTGCTGTTCAGTGACGACCGGGCCTGCTGCACATACGACACCGCCTCACTGCCTGCCCGGGCCAGCGTGGCAGCATCAGGCATGACCGCTGAAAGTGAACGGAAAGCCGGTACACTGTTTCCCAGTGCGTTAGACATATTCCCCAGATGACTCATCAGCCCCGGGACACGAGTCAGTGCAACAGCCGGATTGTTCTTCATTTTCTGGGCTATCCGGACAGCACTGACCGTTGTCTGAAGCACCGACTGTGCCTGCCGGGTATAATTCACACCGTCACGGACAAGCTTTGCGATACCGGACGGTTTCGGCACAGCGCCGGAAAGCGTGCTGACACCGGGTACCTGAGTACGTATGGCGGGCGGTTTCAGCGGGTTTTTCGGGTCTCCGGTATACTCACGCAACGACACGGTGGCATTCATGGCCAGCACATTCCCGGTACTGTCGGTCTGCTCGCTGACAGCGGTAATATCGGTAATGACAAACCAGCCCCGGTAATCCCCGTTGCCGAAAACCAGCGCCAGCGCCTGATGTGCCTTCATTGCCGTACGCAACCGGGTCAGTTCGGTATCCGGAACACAATAATGCTGATGAAACACCAGCGCGATTTGGATCTCATCCAGTCGGTCACCGATAAACTGTAATCCGGGTTTGCCTTCGATACGGGCATGTTCGGCATAATCGACACCGGACGTCATTTCGAAGCCGTCCCAGTACGTGATCAGTTCAAATTCAATATTACCCAGTACCGCAAACATTATTCGTACTCCCTGCGTTGTTTCTGAGCCAGCAGACGTGCCAGCATTTTTTCCAGTTCATGCAGACTCATATTCAGCGCACCGGACAGTGTGTCAGGTACGGTTGTTTCTTTGTTATTGAGAAAAAACTGCGGATTAAAACTGACCTGAATTGCCGGGGCCGAGTCAGTCTTACCGGCACGTTGTCCGGCATACCCCGCAGCCATCACCTCGTCAGAGGGAATACGCGGTGCGGCGGGTGACATTGACTCTGCAATATGCAACCCCGGTAAGACCGGAGGAACGACAGGCGATATGCCTGACGGCATTACGGAAAATGACGGGAAGGTGTCAGATAACCGGGCGAAAAGTGAAGCCCCTGTGCCGGTCAGCCGGTTTTTAACAGCGGTAATTTTCTGACGAACATCGTTAACCAGTTGCCCGATCAGATTATCAGGGCGAATTACCGGTAATGAGGGCACCATCTGATCTGCCAGTTGCTGGCTGGCTTTTGCTGCCAGTGGTGTGGTGCGTTGCAAACCGATGGCCGCACCCTGCACGATGTTATCACCGAATCCCATAAAGACCCGGCTGGGCGAATTAATCCCCAGAGTTTCTTTAAACCAGGAAGAGACAGAACTGCCGAAATTCACAATCGTTTCTTTTGCGGCGGTCAGCTGATTACTGATCCCGTCGACCAGCCCCGTAATCAGGTTTTTACCGAAATCGGTAAAACTTTTTGGCATATCGATACCAAACCATGACAGTACACCAGCAAAAGCCTTATGAAATAATCCCAGCGGCGACCAGTTGAGAACCAGCTGGCCGACACCGGCAATCCCGCCGTCAAAAGCGGTCTTAATTTCAGTCCAGAGACCGGAAAACCAGCCTGAAATGCCCTGCCAGACGGCAGTAATACTCTGCCATGCACGACTGAATGCAGAGGTGACCTGCGCCCATAAGCGTTTAAAAAATGCGGAGACCGGCCCCCAGTAGCGGTACAGCAGATACGCGGCGACCGCAATACCGGTAATAATCAGACCGATGGGATTCATCAGTAAGGCTTTTCCCACCCAGAGGATGGCTTTACCGGCGAGCGTTAATCCTTTGAGTAAGCCTCCGGCCAGTATTTTGCCCAGGCTGGCTGCACCTTTACCGACACGGCTCAGCCCGGTTGCCAGCCAGCGCAATTTTCCGCCTTCACCGAATGCCTGTGTCAGACGTAACCAGTTTGCCCGGAGTAAAACGAGATTTTTCCAGACACTGACAAAGGGGGAGAGCAGAAGATTCAGCCCCAGTTTCAGGGCAATGGTTGAGGCTTTGAAGGCCAGCAGCGCACCCACAATCTGTATTGCACCGCTGACCAGCTCAGGATGAAGTGTGATCCAGTTTTTCGTCTTTTGTATAAGCGGAAGCAATTCCTGCACAAGAGAAACAAAAGACGGTGCAAGTTGATCTCCCAGTGTGATAGCAAGATCACGACTATTGATCATCAGTGCTTTGGTGGCTTCGAGCGGGGATTGTAGACGCCGGTCATAAGCTGTTCCCAGAAGATCATTATCTGCCGCTTTAAGTGCACCGGCCCGTATTTCACGATATCGATCCATATTCGCCAGCATCGGGCGGATAAATGCCATGACCTGCTGATCTGCAAACATCTCCCCCAAACCGAAATTTTTAGCCAGCGCCTGAAGCGCTTCGTCTCTGGCGGTATCATTTTCTATTTTCATGGCAGATTTAAAACCTGCCAGTGCCTCGGGACTTTTGGCATTCAGGTATCGTTCAATGATACTCATCATGCCTTCGATGGGGGATATACCGGCGGATTTGTAACTTTCAAGAGACGCCTGAAGGTCAATCCCCAAATCCGTAAATTGCTTTTGGGTATCCCGGGCAAAAATTTTGGTCAGAAAATTTTTAAAGTTATTCGCCGCCTCATCGGTTGAACCTGCCCCGATTTTTGCAATCTGCAGGCTGGCACCGATTTCAGCCACGGCATCTTTACCGCTGGCGACACCTTCCATCATAGGGGCAAGAGACTGCATCCATTTGACCTGATCAGGGATTTCAAATGAACCCTGATCACCGGCATAAGCCATAATATTTTGTACAGCCCCGAAGTCTTCTGCCGCTCCTTTCAGGGACGTTTGCCAGACAGCGGCGACTTTGGCCCAGTCGGCCCCCGCTGTGCGTGTGGCTGTTGCCGCACGGGCAATATCAGGCATGTAGTATCTGATATCAGACAGGCTGTCGATATTATTACTGATGAGTGAACCTACCGCCTCCTGCATCTCATCCTGATTCTGATTGTATTTTAATGCCCATCCTTTTATCTGTGCGGCGAGATGATTCTGAGTATCAGTGTCATATTTTGCGGTGATTGACATATCAATCATCTTGTCTTCAAAAGACATAGACTGCTGAACTGCCGGAAAGATTGTATGATAAAGCGTTTGAGCCATGGCATAGGTTTCAACGCCCTGACCATAAAGTGCCATACGGTTGGCTTTCAGTGCATCGCCGGTTGCGGATACGGCAGAAAGGCGGCGCTGCTGACGCTCAATCTGTTCCATCGTGCGGCCTACCCGTAACAGCTCACGGTTAAGCTGCTGCATCCGGGCACCACCTAACTGACCGTAACGCTCAGTGGCCCGGGTTAAGGCGTTCTGACGCTCCTGCAGACGACGTGAAGTCTCCCCCAGGGAGTCAAGGGCACGGCGGGTACCACTCATCGCGGAACGGAACGTGCTGCCAACGATGCCGCCGATGACAACACCCACAGAAAAATTACCGGCCAAAATTGTGCTCCCTACGGATAATAAAAAGAAAACAGCAGCCCTTTGAGGCTACTGTCAGGTTCATCTGAAAGTATCAGTGTCTGTCGCTGTACTCACTTTTGATTTGTGCTTCTGCCTGTGCCAGCCACATTTCCAGATCGTCAGTATCCAGCGCATCAATCTCACCCGGCTGAAACCGGAACCACCTCGCCAGCAGCCCCTGCGCCTGCATCAGTGTCTGTGTTGCTTTTGCCCAGCCCAGTGATTTGCTGAAATCGTTTCTGTAATTCCAGATAATCCGCCAAATCCATATTCTCCAGATCTTCCGGAATAAGACCTGTGCTGCGGGCAATCAGCGGCTCATCCCAGTCTGCCGGATCTTTATACGTTTTTCGCACCTGCTTCAGATCTTTGACTGTCAGGCGCTTCAGCTCGATACGCTCAATACGGGAACCGGCTGCGGTCATAAAGGGGTATACGGGGATAAAAACATCATGGTGTGGTTGTGACATACGCATTCTCCTGTGTCGTTTCAGGGCAGTATGTCTGCAGGGGAATACAACAGATATTAAAGCAGATGAAAAAAGGGAGCGGTAAGGCTCCCTGCTGTGAATTATCCACCAATATTAATACGATAATCGGTTAGTTGATCGACACCGCCGACGCGGAAGATGTTGGCCAGGTAATCCAGCTCCAGCAGCTCCTCACCATCCAGCACCTGTTTGATGTACGTGCAGGTGAAGCTACTGGAGAACTCGGCATTCTCATGCTGTTTGAATGTGCCCAGCGGATTCTTCTTGAACATGACGGTCAGGAACGTCACCAGCGGGATTTCATCAATCAGTCCCTGAGAACTGTAACGCTGTACACTGGAGCGACACTGCAGTGACAGCGATTTATACGGATTGGCGGCGGACAGCATGGCATCACGGTAAAAGCTGTTCCATTTTATCTCACCTTCCATTTTGTCAAACCCTGCCGGGAGTTCCACTTTGCCCACCATGCCCAGCGCTTTATGCTCCTGCATGGTCATGGAGACGTCCGGCAGTTTGACCTCTTCAGCCCGGCCCAACAGGTTCGCGCCGTCCAGGTAAATATTGGCATTGGTAATGCGGTTAATCTCAATCTTTGGCATCAGCTGTTTCCTTTCAGGGTTAACAGGTATTCCGACGTGATTTCAGTCTCAAACGTCAGTCTCTCCAGCGGCGGCGGTGGCGTGTATTTGTAACTCAGCAGAAGATGCCCGGCAGCCAGTTCGGTCTCTTCGTTACGGGCAGGATCAAACCAGCAGCTGAACCCTAGCAGCGCACCGTCACCAATCAGCTTGCGTCCGAACGCATTGACCGACTCGGTCAGTGCATCAATCAGCGCCTGGGTAATGGGCTGGTCGATATACTGCTGGCTGAAGTAACGGATGGATTCATTAATCATGTCTCCGGTACGGCGCACATTCTCAAAGTTGCGCATATGGGGGACCGTCGGCCAGGCTGCCGTCCGGTTGCCCCACAGGCGCAGACCGCTGCCGTAGCTGCTGAAAACGGTCGTGATACCCTGTTCATTGAGCAGGTTCACCTCGCTCTGCGGGTCATCAATCATGGCGGACAGCTGGCGTTCCACGCCGGTGATACCGAGGATCTCCTGATTGGAGGATGACCACCAGTAGCCTTTTTCCAGATCGACTTTCGCCCGTAATCCCGCCGCCCGCTGGCTCAGCGGCTCCAGACGCTCACTGTTGGTAGCCGCGTCATAGACTCTGACATGCGGATAACACAGACGGACACGGTCAGAGCTGGTATTAAAGTTGATGGTGCCTTCCGGCCCGCGTCCTGCCAGCGCCTGTGCAAAGGTGGTGCCCACCGGTGCGTCGATGTAGGTAACAGCCCCCAGTTTCTCTGCCATGGCGGTAAGCTCAACCGCCACGCTGTTCTGGGTGCAGAATACCGGGGCAATCAGGATTTTGGCGAAATAGCCGAACAGGTTAAAACTGTCACTGAGCAGCTTCATGCCGGTACGGTTACCGGCGGCATTGACCGCACCAATGATATCCGCTGCAGTGACTTTGGTCGGGTCAGCATAACGGTACCCGGCTTTCACCGTGGCTCCCGCAGCGATGCCTTTCCCGAGGTTCGTGATTGTTCCGCTTTGCGCATCCAGTGCGTAATCCTGACCGTCGGTATAGGACTGAGCACCATCCTCCGACGTCAGCACCAGCTGGGACACAATCGGATGAGCCAGCCCGGCTTTCCCGGTCGCTTTGTCAAAAGTCACTTTTTCGTCTGCCACCGTGGTGTTATGTACTGCCGGGTCAAGGACATTGATAACCAGAACAGTGCCTGCACCATGGTCGTAAATCGCATCCAGCGCCTGCGGAATGGTAAAACCGGTAAACGGTGAACCAAAGGCGGCAGCGTCTTTTTCAGACAGGCACTGCACCAGCGTGTTAACGTTGCCCGTGGGTGCCGTCCCCACCAGCCCAATCACCGCAGACTTGACCATGCTGACCGGGCGCGCCCCTTTTTCCACCTCAAGGGTCTCAACACCATGCAGATAATTAGCGGCCATGCGTGTCCTCCTTTTTCATCTCACTGTCATTGCGGCGTTTCGGTAACGACACGGAGGAGGCTCCGGCGGTCAGTGTCTCTTCCTGTACCGGTATCAGATGCCCGAGCGCCACCAGTACCTTCACATAGTCATGTTGCTCAGGCAAAAGATGTGTTTTCCCCGGCCAGAGCAGAATTTCAGTTCCGTCCGCCAGCGTGACGCCACTGGCCGGGCCGGTATAGCGGTATGCTTTCATCACTTGCTTTCCTCATAATCAACGATGGTTAACAGCGGCCCGGAGGGTAAATCGCTGTCTTCAACAAAAACGCTTTCGGTGGTAAAATCGAGGGCGTACTGCCACAGCCCGTTCACCTCCCCGATAAAGACCTCCCGGGTCAGCCAGATGCGGCGGCGGCAGTGAGGCGGGGTATACCCGCCCAGAATGCGGCGGAGAATATCCAGCACATCAATGGCACCCCGTTTCCCGTTCAGCTGCCGGAAAACCACCGTCACACACAGCTGGAGTGTCTGAGGCTGGATCACCGCACCGATATCATCCGGCTTATCGAAGCGCGACCCGGCATAACTCACCAGCAGCGCCCCGACCGGATGATTCAACCGGTATTCCGCCGGTTTTTCCGGAAAATACTCCACCGACAGCCCCGGAAGTTTTTCCTTCAGGCGTGCCACCACCGCATCAATCACCGGCAGAACGTTCATCAGTATTTCTCCAGTAAGCCATCCTGACCGCCAAAGGTCGGACGACGTGCCCGGGTACGGATTTCACCGGACTCCGGCACATCTTTTTGTGTGGTCTGCAACCCCAGAGTCAGTTTTCCGTCACGGATAGCCTCCAACTGTCGCCGGGCTTCTTTATGGTCGTCTTTCACCGTGTCCGGGACAGCCCCTTCTGGGCGGCGGGCGTAGAGCCGGTAACGCACCAGCGTAATGGCAATGTCCCGCAGCACCGTCGGGACTTCTGCCAGCGGCAGGGTATAGCGACCGCGAAGATACGCATCGATAAGCTCATCGGCATAACGGATACAGCTGTCCACCACGGTGGTGTTCACCGCAGCCGGGACACTGAAATCCACCTCTTCATTGGTCAGCTGGATGAGTGTCCGCTCCGGTATCTGTTCAGGTAAATCCGCCGGGGTGCAGTACATGTCACACCCCGCGCAGGATACGGATCACCTCACCGGCGGCGGTGGCGTCATCCAGTGCAATCCCGGCTGAGATGCCCGCGGCGGTGTCTCCGGTCGCGGCGGTCTGAGGAATGGCACAAGCATTGGCATCGGACTGCACTGCCTGTCCCCGGTTTATGGCCGCGCCGGCTTCGACGGCCATAATACCCAGTACGCTGACCGGCGTGACATCACCGGCAGCGGCATCCACCGCTGCCACACCGAGCGCGACAGCTCCGGCCTGACAGGGGGCATTATCGACACCGACAAACCGTTGTTGCGTCAGTGCGGCACCGGCTGTCACGGTAGTGGTCAGAATGACCTGCTGAGTTGTCCCCATGGCGGTCTCCTTATTTCACGATGTTGGTGATGAGATATCCGGCATCGCCGCCGACCACGGCGACTTTGTAGATATCGGTATAACGGCAGTATTTCACCTTACCGCCAATGCTGTCGTATTTGTCCGCCACCGGCATCCCTTTACGGCGCAGGGTGTACCCGAATGACGGTTCGTTTTCATCCGCACTGTCTGCACCCGCCTGCGGTTTACTGATGTAATGCAGCATCAGATTGTCGCCCCAGATGTCAGCAGGGAGTTTGTCTTTGTCCTGCGCCTCTTTCATGGAAGCCATGGAGACCGGTTCGCCGATCACCACTTCGTCCACCTGGAAAAGGTCTTTCAGAATGTCGAGGGTGATACGCTTGCGCTCGTTGGCACCAATCGCCGCCTGAATCGCCGGATGGAATTTCAGCAGCGCCATCACACTGGCTCCCATGGTCATCAGGTTCGGGCGCAAACCGGTGGTGTTACGCACTGCCTCAATCCCGGCTTCAATAACCCCGATCGGGTCACCTTTGCCTCCGGCCCAGCGTTCGTCAGCCTTCAAGGCTTTCACATTTGTCGTTTTATAGACGGTTTTGTCCTGTGCCAGACGGGCGGCATACAGTTCGCGCTTCAGGTTGACACCGTTCGTCACACGACGGATAGCTTTGGCCTCTTCGTTGAACATCGACTCGGCCTGCTCGCGGTAGTCCACCGGTGCGGCCAGATCGTGCTCGTTGAGAACCAGATCCAGTTTGCCGGTTTTCTCGCGCACCAGAACGTTACTGTCAGCCCCCACGGCACGCTCGGTGTCGTATTCCACAAAGGCGGATTTACCAAAGGTTGGCACGGTCACACCTTCCTTATCGGTATGGACGACGGGGAAAATGTGCTCGCCGATGAACGCGGCATTTTTATAACCACGGGCAATGTTGGTCAGCACCGGGTCAACGACGCGCTTACCTTTTAAATAATCAGACATGTTCTCTCCTTAAATCACAGGCAGCGGGCGACAGCAGCGTCGTAGCTGATGCCTTCTTTTTTCGACAGAGCCAGCGCTTTCTCATGCAGTGCCAGACGTTCCGGGTCAGCTTCCGCGAACTCCGCTGACGTTGTGCTGATATCCGTGTCCACACGGTCTTTGGTCGCGTGCTCACTGAAATTCAGTACCGGCTCAGTGCTGTCCAGCAACGTCTTAAACGCCGTGGCCAGCGGGGTGCGGAGTTCACCTTCCGCAAACTCCACCGGTGTATCACCTGCAGAGACAGCATCCAGAATGGCCACCACAACGGATTTAGCCTTGGGAGCCAGTCGGCCATCCCCCACCAGTTTTTCGGCAAAGGCCACATTATCGGCGTGCAGTTTGTCCTGCTTTGCTTTCGCATCCTGCTCGGCCCGGGCGGAGGCTTCTGCTTTCAGACGGGCGTTTTCCGCCTGAAGTGCTTTGATTTCTTCTTCAGTCATTGTATTGCTCTCTTGTTGAGGAGGGAGGGATTGTTCACTGAATTCCGGTTCCGGCTTCCCGGTGTCGCGGTAAGCCTCTTCACGCAGGGCGTCTACCTGCCAGGCAGGAAGCACTTTTTCCGTCTCATCCAGCCCGAAACGGGCAATCAGGAAATCCCGCAGACGCCCCCATAAGGAGGCATTCGTGGTATCTGCCCAATCGGCAAACTCCACGACGCCGTCTTCCTGTTCACTGAATGAAACCGGCTTCAGCCCCTTAACAGAGGGCGGCTGTGCTCCCAGAAAACCGACATGACGCAGGTAAAGCGTGCCCGGTTTGGGATTGCTTGAGGAGTCCGGAAGATAAAATGAGGCAGACACTTTTTTGAAACGTCCGTTATCCACCAGTTCCGCAAACTGTGGATCAAGCTGAGCGGGTTCGGCTAACAGATCACCGCCGTTCAGTGACAGGGATTTCACCCAGCCCCATGCTGGGTCGTCTGTTCTGGGGTGACCAATCACGAGGGGTGCTTCATGGACGGACGGGTCATAGGCGTTCACGCAGGCGGCAAGATCGCGTTGCGTGAACGGCAGTTTTGTGCCGTGCATATCGGTATGCGTTCCGGCTTTGAAAATATGAATAGCTGGCATGTTGCTGTCCTGCGTTACGTTACCGGGGACAGTCTGAGAAAAAAGGACGGGAAACGCTTTTAATCTGCTTTAGAAAAAACGGGATAACACCGGATTGAGAACCAGTGGTAGGCTGAGGGGAAAACAGGGGCTGTAAAGCCTTTATAAAGATAATACAGCCCCTGATAACCCTGCAATGATAAAATCCCCGCCTTCAGAGATAAACCTCAGCGACGGGCCACTGCTTCAAGATACCGCACAATCGTATCCAGTACGGCTTTTTCCGCCTCCGGTTGCAGTTCATTGTCGCCGGTCAATGGTAAATACGGGCGGGCAGGAAACTCAACGGACTCATGACGTCCCGTTTTTCCACCGAACTGGTGAATGGCACCGTAAACAACGTTCGTGCCGACAGCCGCCTGCCGGTCGTCATGGTCGGTTGAGACTGAACCCATCAGACGCCCGGTGTCCTGAAGTGTCTGTCCGTCACGTTCCGTGGCGGCCAGCGACGGCAGCCATCCCGGACGCCCTTCGCCGAGAAAGTTTAACTGTGTTTCTGTCAGCAGCGTTCCGGCGATTTTGCGCATCGCCGGTGTCATGTCTATTGCGGCAGATCCCAGCGCGTTCAGTGCCTGACGCAGGGATTGATCGTTAATGGTGATATTAACCAGATTGCCGTAAGCCATCGTTATCCTCTCAGTTCCTGTTGTGCCAGTGGCTGAAGCGCCCCCTGATAACGGGCAAGGTCGGGCCGGTAAGCCGCACCCGGCGCATAAGACCAGCCGACGTCGGTGGCCACTTTCGTGGTACCGGTACGGAAGGTGGCGACGTTCTGCATCTCACCGGTTTTCGCTGAGACCAGCTTCAGTTCCCACCCCATAGCAGCACCTGAATTTGTCACCTTCAGGCCTCGGGCACGCACATCCGCTGCACTCAGGGCAATCACGCCACAACGGCAACGCCAGCCGTTCGGCGGATAGAATGCCTGCCAGAACGGATCATCATAACGCAGCACCAGACCATGCAGTGCCAGATGGCTCCTGCGGGTACGGCGGTCACTGATGCCGGTATACATCCAGTACGGTCTGTCATTAACGTTCTCCATCTGTTCCGCCCAGCGACCGGCGCTGTAAAGCACCGACATATTGGTACGAAAGATGGTGTCGAGCCGCCACGGGCTACCCTGCATAATGGTGACAGGCTCGCCAGTCACCGGGTCAGTGGTGTCACGCGGCCCCCACCATCCCTTACGCTGCAGCTCCGGCTCCAGCGCCTGCCGGAACCAGCGGCCTGTTTTTCCGTCATCCAGCGCCTGCTGTAAGGCCCGACGGATATCTTCCAGAATATCCAGACGGGTCACTTTGGCGACAGTAAAGGCGCGGGCATGCGCCTCCTGCCACATCTCCTCCCAGTCCCACGTGAAGCTATACCCTTTGGACTTGAGGTAACTGACAGCCCGCTTCGGGGGCAGGGTCATACAGTACGCCAGTTCAGCCGTGGTCACGCTCATGCAGACGCCCCCAGAGTGTTGCCACAAACAGTATCCGTGCCAGCCGCTCCTGAAGGTCTTCTGCGTTCATTTGCGGGTACAATTCGGCCAGTTCACCCAGTAGTTCGGACGGTGCCACACCATCTTCAACCCGCCTGAACAGCGGCGCTAAAACAGGTTCCAGCGTGCCATTTAATGCGCCGCCGTTCATCAGAATATCCAGCGCCTCGTCAAGCTGCTGCTGTGCCTGAATATCGGCATCAATCGCCTCGGCGAACGACAGCGACGACATGGCGTTCTTCTGTCGCTCAGACGATGGTGTCTCATCAATATCGCCGTCCTGCAGCTGGTATTCACGTTTGAAGTATTGCGGGGTGAAAACCACACCGGCACGGGTGAGTTTCTCATCCCGGGTCGCCTGGGTATCATCGACCGTTCCCTGTTCCCACATTTTCCAGACGGGACAGGCGACATCACCGAAGTTCATCGAGACCGCCATCCTGATGGCCTGATTCACCGCACTTTCCACGATATCCGCATCCGCATCGCGGATATCATCGGTGACCTCCAGTCCGGCCTGCGCGGAGGCACGGTTACTGTTGGCCTCGGTGGTCTGATTCTGCCCCAGCAGCGCGATGGATATTTCACTGCGGGCAAGCGTTATCAGGTTCTGATAAATATCGCTGCTATCGGCCTTGCCTGCGGCTTCCTTGATTTCAATGGAGGAATCATCAGGGATGGCGGCTACCGCGTCTTCCACCATGGTTTCCATGGAGTCCAGCAACAGGTCAATTTCACTCTGTGCGGTATTACGCGGATGCTTGCCAATCACCCACGGTGAACCGTATTTCTCGGCAAATCGCACCCAGAATTTCATACCGCCTTTTTTGAAAGTCACCGGCCAGAAGCACATTGACAGGTCAGGGAAGCCATACGGGTTATCATAAGTGGCATCCTGACGCGGAACGACGAACTTGTTCAGGGGAACGTCTTCCCCCTCCGTCCCGGCATCTTTCGCCCGGAAACGCAGCCGGTTGTCGTTGTCGAACAGGAACCATTCCGGTGGTTTGCCCACGATATCGGTGATGTGCCAGGCGCGGACGGAGCGTCCCCACATAACCTCACAGGGCTGATAGCCGTAGAGAACGGCATCCGTCATCTCACCGATAATGCGGGACAAATCCAGGTCGTCAAGCATATCCCGGATGAAGCTGAACACACGGGCAGGAGCATGACCGCGCTCAAGTCCGCGCTCCAGCGATTTAACCGCAGCCTTACGCCTGCGGATACAACCACCGACCAGCGGGTCGGTACGCAACTCACGATAAATACGAATATCCCGGCCCTGTGATTTCAGAATGGGGTCAGGGTTAGGCAGGTACATGCCCAGTCCGAAGAAGTCGATGGCACGACTGCGGGAGGCAATCTGTGCGGTCAGTGTTTTTGCCGGTTCGGCAAACGAGACAAATTCAGTGGGCGAAATCCAGAGTCCTCTGGCCATCAGAATCCCTCCAGCAGCCGGGCCGCCTGACGCCGCCGACGGGACGTTGCCTTCACCGGCCCTTTGTTAATTTCACGGCTGGCAAAATACGCCAGCGCCAGTGCAATGGCAGCATCACCATGACGTTTGCCGCCGTCTGTTTTGGATTTTGACCGTAGTTCCGGCACGCGCGGAACACCGTTGACGACCTGAACCGCCCGCAGGTCGTCCAGCGTATCCTCATCTTTTGGTAAATCCACGAGGTTGCCGTCTTCCAGAGCGGCTTTGACCGGCGGCATATGCTCACGGTACCAGCCTTCGGTTGGCATCACCTGTTTTACCCGGCTGGCACCGTAGCGCTGCATGGCGTATTCCGCCAGATACGCACCGTTACCCCGGGCGTCAAATGCGGCACCCAGTAAACCGGGCAGCCCATCCATCAGATACCAGGTGATTTGCTCCTGTTGTTTGAACGGCACGTTACGCAGCTCCAGCACGAACGGCACCCGTCGTATCAGGTTTTTTTCCTGTAACAGGGGATAATCCACTGACAGGTCACCACTGCGGCCAAAGTCACGCCCAAGGAAAGAACGGGCATCAGCTGGCAGCTTTTCCAGCTGTGGTTTGAGGTGTTCATCCAGCCAGTCCTGCGTCTCGCGGAAACGTTCGTCGTCGGGCTTCAGTTCGTAGCCTTCCGGACAGGTCAGGCGCAACACCGGCGTACCAGCCGACATCCGGGACTCAATCAGGGCACGGGACAACCAGGCACCGCCGCCGTTGGCAGGAACACAGTCAAGCTCCTCGGATGCACCGGCACCGTAGAATTTGTACACCGATGCCATCCACGCCTGTTCAGACGCCTGTGACCATTCCTGCCCGGTACGCAGGCAGACACGACGGAACAGTCCTTCCGCCACCGCATCTCTGAACGTAATGCGGTGAATACAGCCTCCCTGACGCCCGGCGCGGATGTCACCAATCAGGGTATTGAACGGATTATCATCACCGTTATGCGTGGAGATAACGCGCACTTTACCGCCCCAGATAAGCATCGCCAGCGCCGCCTTCAGCAGCTCGTCCAGTTGCTCATGGAACGCGGCCTCATCGATAACGATGATCCCCTGACGGCCACGCAGGTTAGACGGACGGCTGGAGAGAGCCACCACGCGGAAGCCGGAATCCGGGAATCTGATGGTGTAGGTTTTGATGTGTTTGTCGTCTTCGTCCTCTTCCCAGAACCCCTCTTCGATTTCGCCTGCGGCATAGTTGAATGCCCGTGCCCACATCGCACACGCCTGAATATACTCAATGGTCATGTCCTGGTTATAGGCGATGTAATAGACATTCATCCCGCCTGCGGTGACGGAGGACGCGGCGGTCAGTACGTTATCGGATGCCTCAGCCCAGGTGATACCAGTTCGGCGGCTCTTCTCCATCACCTTAAGCGGAGACGTGTCTGCCACCCAGCGCTGCTGGTAGGGCATCAGAACGACGGGAATATCCAGCGCCGAGGTATCGGGTAAAACAGGAGTCAGGTTATTCGTCCCATCCGTGGGACTCACCCCTCCGGGGCCGCCGCCAGCGGCGTTCAAAATCACTCCGGATGATTTTTTCATGAGGCAATCCCCAAGATTTCACGGCGCAACGCCAGCACTGCATCGGCTGAAAGGCCACCTTTGCGGGCAATTTTCTCGGCGTTGCGGGCGGCCTGCTGTGCTCTGGTGCGGACTTCGGTCTGAAACTTTTTCAGGTTGACAGAGGCGCGGGACAGAGTGGCCACATTCTTCGCCACCTTCGACAGCAACTCCACGCGCTCTTTGGGATCAATTTCACCTTCTTCCGCCTCCTGCAGCTGAACAATGCTCTCGAACAGTTCGGTCTGAATCAGAGCAATAACCGCCTCCGAACGTGCATCCTGATCATCTGCCGCACCTTCGGTCAGCATGCGTGCCGCTTCTGTTGCCGCACGGATAGCGCCATAGCGGCGCTCAATCTTCTGTCCATAGCGATGGATAGCGGATTTGCTGATGACATAACCCCGTTCACGCAGCAGGGATTCCAGCTCGTTATATCCGCTGAAGCCGGATTCAGTCAGCGCCCGCTCAAGCCAGCGGCGCACGTCTTCCGGCAGTTTTTCTATTGAGCTGCGTCTGGCCATTATTCACTCCAGTATTTCTGCGGGCGGGCAATACCGGGACCACACTCCACGGTATACTCCACAATATCCACGCCGAGACGGGTCAGATCCGCAAACCAGTCACCGGAGGGTTTCTTCTCCAGATCAACCATCTTACGGTCAGACAGATAATCCAGCTCACGGCGTAATTCCAGTGCGGTGGTATCCGGATAAATAGCTCTGGCCACATCCAGTAACAGGGTCTCACTGGCGGTATAAGGGCGGGTTTTATTCAGTGCCACCAACAGACTCCAGCGCAGGGATTCGCGGCGCACCCGGGTAATATCAACCATGACTCTGACCTCCGGTATTCCGGTACTGCTGTACCACTTCCAGTTTGTTATAAAGCGCGTCCAGTTTGGCCTCGATGACCGTCTGTCCCCGGATATAATCTTCCCGGCGGACGTAATTCAGCGGTAAATCCGCCCTGAAACGCATGAACTCTTTTTCCAGCGCTCCCCATTCAGAGGCGGACTGGTGTAATGCCTGTTCCAGTGAGGCGAAACGGGCGGCCTGACGTTCCTCAGCCTTACTGAACAACCACTTGGCCATGCCGCCGACAAAGCTCATGAAGGTGATGAGAAAACCCACCACCGTCCAGAATTCAATCTGTAATGTCATTGTTGTAATCCTTCCCGTTCATCCAGCAGGGCATTTATCTGGGTTCGCCAGATTCGGCACTGTGTTGCGTTGTCGATAAGGTTGGCAAGGATGTCCTGCTGTGTGACACCTGAGTCGCGTAGCCGGGAGTCAGCGGCTTCAGCTGACCAGGACGTTGTGCCAGTGCCGGTACCAGCGGCGGCACCGGAGTCTGAACGACCGGTGTCGGCGGATGCGTTGTCATATCCGAGCGCGGCGTTGTACCGGCGCACGAAACCGCGAGTAAACACACACTTAATGGGATGGCTTTTGCCTTTTTCATCCATCCAGCGTTGGGTAACATCGTTAATCTTCCCCTGTAATTGTTGGTTCTGTGTCTTAAGCTGAGCTATCTGCTCAAGGTAATCCGCCCCGGCCTGCTGCCCGGCGGCGACCTGAGCCTGATAGCGGGCGGCCCAGGCTTTGAGCGCGGCGTTCTCCCGCTCTGCCTGTACTCTTCGGTACTGATTAAATTCAGACTGCAGTTTATTAACGGCTACCACTCCATCACGCGCGGCGGCATCGTGACCGGTGGTGTATCCCATGTGATACACCCCGGCGAGAAATCCGCTGATAATCAGGAACAGCAACAATTCGCGCCACGGCAGTTTTTTTATCAGCTTAATCCACACAGCTACCGCCTCCCCAGGAGCGGTAACGCGGTGCCAGTTCCCGTAAAATACGCTGCGGATAGTGACGGTTCTCGCGCCAATTGGCGGTGCTGCGTCCGGCATTGACGGTGGCGACATGACCAAACCAGCGCAGGCTGTCCAGCCCCTGCTGTGAAGCCAGCCGTTTGTCCCGTTGTACCCAGCCCAGACCACCGTTATAGCCCGACAGCGTCATGGCCATACGTTCGCAGTTATCAGCCGCACTGACACGCTGCCACAGCCAGTGGTCATAACTGACCAGTGCCCGGACAGCCCAGGACGGATTAAACGGCTCACGTGAGCGCAGTTCAGGAACGGTGTGGCTTATCCAGTCGGCGGTGGCAGGCATGAACTGCGCCATACCCTGAGCACCCGCCGGTGATACGGCACCGGGACGCCAGCCACTTTCCTGATGCAGTTGTGCGGCAAAATCAGCCACCGGTGCACTCATTCCCCATTCAAGCCGGGCATGACGGATCACCTCGTCGCGATACTGCAGGGCAGCCTGCGGGGGCTGTGCTGCTGCGGCCTGACTGAAAAAAACGCCGCACCAGAGCAACCACGCAATAAGCAGATTGTCCATAAGCTTCCACCAGAAACTGTATTTATCGTTGCGTGGTTCACCATGTTTAATGGCGGTTGCGCCCAGACAAAAAGCAATCAGAAAGATGAATGTAATCTGAGGCCAGTTCATGGTTACAGCCCTGTCGCGACGGCCAGACAGACTGCAGCGACAATCAGCGCACGGCGGATTAATGCGGCAGCGAACACCAGATGGCGTCCGGTCTGGACAGGATAGCGGCCTTCTGCCATCAGTGTTTTATCGTGTAACAGATACTGACCGGGGCGGGCTTTGGGGAACAGCGAACGGTCAAGCCAGTAACCCAGTACGGCAGCTAAGGTGATCAGTGACAGTTTATAAATCACCACCGGTAGCTGTTGCGGGGAAACCATGCCGATAATGCCAAGCAACAGAACAGCCATCAGTAACCAGCCACCTAAACGAGGTTTTTTAACCGAAGAAAAAAACGATTTGAGGTATTTCATGAGCAATCTCCTTGAGTCGTGGAGACAGCATCACAGGTGGCCAGGGAAAGGGATTTTAAACAGCGTTAATAGTGATACGACGGCGCAAAACACATGATTACTTTGAAAGAACACCAGCGCCTGACCGGCCAACAATTACAGATATTTCTCTGAAGGGTAAATGTATGACTTCAGCAACTACTAAACACAGTTCACTCTGTCTGATGGGGATTACCTGCGATGAATATGACACCGCAGAAAAAATTTACACCCTCAGCGTCAATGCTGACAACCTTGAGGAATCGATAAGAGAGATACGCTCCGCACTTGAACAGATAGATAGTATGCTTAGTCCAATCCTGGAAGATGAGCTGAACGGAATACTTATCGGACAGATAAAATTGACGATTAGTGCTAATCCAAAAAGCAGATCGCCTTACTAGCTATCTGACTGCCATTTTGTTCATTCACTTACCCGTCGGCCTGTTTTTGCCGGAAGTGGGATCAATATCTCCCAGAATGGCTCTTCACCATTTGTATATGCAAGACTTTCACCTGACCAGTACAGATACGCCTGGCGATATATATCCAGAATTGGGCCATTACTGTCAAGCAGTCTCATATCACCAAGGTGAACCGGTTTTTCGTTCCTGACTTCATATATCGGCGCTATCCGTATTCCATCATCACCACGTTCGCGGGCCAGCAATTCCCTGAATTGTTTAACCTCACTGATTTCCCGACAGGCAAACAGCGATTGATATCGGGATGGTTTCTCAGGGAAGTCGCTACGCCGAACCAGTTCAAATATCAGCCCAATCAAAAAGGCTTTATCTCTTTGATGGTTATCATCGAAAAGAGCAGGATTATAGAGGTAGTTATAGCCATGCTTCGACAACCCCTCGGGATATATTTGATTAAGGAAACCGGCCAATTCTGGCTGTTTTGGGGTATGGTGACGCAGTGTTATTACATGAAATGGAAACAGACTATTTGCAGAATCTAGCGTGTAATACTTTTCCAACGTAAGGCATATCCTTATCAAATCAGCTAAATGACGTGTTCTTATGCTGCTATCCAGTAAACTGCATTAATAGCCGCCGAATACTCCCAAAATGCATCCTGACAATGAAAGAACGACCAGCCCGGTGCGCGAACACCGGACTGGCCATCAACCCACAGAGATTGCCTGTGAGCCGACCAGGGTTCAGTCAGTCCCGCGAGACCTGATTAGCCTGCCATATTTTTTAATTATTGTAAAAGGCTTACGGATAATGAAAGAACGCACTTTACCCATCGTCCCCTGGATAGGGGGGAAACGTCGTCTGGCGAAACATATTTTACCGTTATTCCCGTCCCATACCTGTTATGTGGAACCCTTCTGTGGAGCTGCTGCACTTTATTTTTTAAAAACGCCCAGTAAAACAGAGATTATTAATGATATTAACGGTGAGCTGATTAACCTTTACCGGGTGGTGAAACACCATCTGGAAGAATTTATCCGCCAGTTCAAATGGGCACTGGTCAGCCGCCAGATGTATAAATGGCTGCAGAACACCCCGGAAGAAATACTCACGGATATTCAGCGGGCGGCACGGTTTTATTATCTTCAGAAGCAGGCTTTTGGTGGCAAAGTCGCAGAGCACAGCTTCGGAACGTCCACCACCAGCCCGCCACGTTTTAACCTGCTGCGTATTGAAGAAGAGCTTTCTCTGGCGCATCTGAGGTTATCCAGAACGATCATTGAACATCTGGACTGGCGTCAGTGTATTGAACGCTATGATCGGCCACACACGCTGTTTTACTGTGACCCGCCTTACTGGGGAACGGAAGGTTATGGTGTGGATTTTCCGATCGGAAACTATGTCCATATAGCTGAGCTGGCACGGAGTATCAAAGGCAGGATGATTATTTCGGTAAACGATATACCAGAAATGCGGCAGGCGTTTCAGGGGCTGACGATTCAGGTGGTTGATATCAGCTACAACCTGAAGGTCACCGGAAAAGCAGCCCGCAAGAAGGAGTTGATTATTTGCAATTTCTAGGTATCGGGGCGATATCGGGTCGCCCCAGTATCCTTATTCATCGTGCTCATGATTACCTTCATTGAGTTTTTGTGTCCGGAAAGTAATGAAATCAACCACCTTGCCTTTGCCCCGGAAGTCCTATTCTGTAAGAACTTATCCGGCACATTTACCCGGTTTGGGCTGTGTATAGAATCGCCCAACCTCAAGAAATGAGCGTTGTTGCTCCGGTGTCATTTCATCAAATGCGTCCATTAGTTTTTGCTTGTCTGGGGACATTTTTGGGATAACGCTGGAAATCAAAGTTCCTCTCTGTCCCGTAACAACGTAAAGCACATCAAGTCCTAAAGTAGCCCAAATAGCTAGAGCATCAGCCCCAGGGGATGATTCGTCTTTTTCCCACCGTAATTGGCTTTTATAGGATGCCCCTACCAATTCGGCAAACTCAGATTGACTAAATCCCAGGCGGTTTCGTTCTTCTCTTAATCGTGATCCAAGTGACATATTTGTCCATTTATCTATTTACATATCCCAATTTTGGGATAATAATATACCATATATAAGGCAAACATCATTGCATCAACAAAGGAGACAATCATGCTTGCAAATCCTTCAAAACACGATGTGCCGTTTATTACCCGTCTGGCTGAACTGGCTGGTGAAGATATTGCCAGTCAGCTCTGCCACGAATATGGCGCTACATCGGTTTATTTACCCTTCAGGGTATGGCTACCTCCCCAATCCGTCGAAGCGATCGGGAACGCATTTACCGGTGACAACTTTGCGGCACTGGCCAAACAGTTCAGCACAAACATTAATGCTGTTTACTGGGCTGTTCAGCAGCATCAGAAACAACAGATAAAACAGGTGTTTCTGGCGCCCCGGAAAGACGGGGAAAACGACGTACAAGTTCATCAGGTAATCCCGGTGACGCAATTGGGTCTCCCTGACCTGCTAGAAGTTGTGCTTCAAGCTGTAAAAAAGGCCACAACGCAGGCGAACCAGTATCAGCCTCACATTGCGTTTTTATCTCTGCGTGAAGGGCATTCAGTAACTGCTGACGCTCAACTGTCTGAAGTTGTGTCAGAAGAAAACCAATCAGGCAATTCAGTCCATCCTGATATTCAGCCTGATCACTCAGCGTAGCCAATATATTTCTTAAATTATTCATTGAATTACACCATGGAGATTTTTGTCATGACTCCAGAACAGATTAAAAATCGCTTCCGTCAACGCGGGATCACTTTTACCCAGTGGGCAGAAGAAAATGGTTATTCCCGCAATGAGGTTTACCGTGTTCTCAACGGCCAGACCAAAGCACGTTACGGCAAAGCTCATGAAATTGCCGTAAAACTCGGTTTAAAACCTGCCGCAAATGCGGCGTAATTTTCTGATTATGTAACAGGTTATCACATATTGCAAAAAAGGAGATATGACATGAGTAAACCCAATGTCTCCAGTTCTGGCTCCCGAATTCTGCGGGTATTGAAAGCATTACGTGGACATGCATTAAACGGTATTTCAAACGGGGAACTGGCATCGGCACTTAATGAATCACCGGCCAACATTAACAGAGCACTGAATACCCTTATTGAAGAAGGGCTGGCCCTGAAACTGGATAACGGACGTTTTGCTCCCGGTATTCAATTGATACAGATTGCCATGGCGCACAGTAACGAAATGGCACGGGCACAGGATCGTATTAATGAAATTAACCAGCGTGTTATTTCAGGTAGCCGTTATTAAGGAGTAAATAATGGGACGAACAAAATCACAACATGTTGAACTGGAAACAGATGTAGCGTTGCCCGGCGATATGAATGTCAGCCTGAATGCCATGACTGAACACCGCCTCGAAATCATGCAGCAGTTTGGTGACGGCCTGCCATATGAACGTGATCGCATTGTTCACGAAGCCCGCTTTTATATGGCCCAGAGTGCTGAAGCCATGCTGGAAGCAGGTAAAAGACTGATTATTCTGAAAGAAAATGAACCTCACGGAGAATTTGTTGCAATTGTAGAAGAACAATTGGGGTTACATGTTCGGGCTGCACAAAGAATGATGAAAGCATCATTGAAATATCTTTCTCCGAAACTTGAACCAAAAGCGACAACGTTGTCGCTTTTGGGAAAAGCTAAATTGTTTGAACTAGTAGCTGAAGATGATGAAGAACTATCTGAATTAGCGGATGGAGGCACTGTCGCAGGCCTGACACTTGATGATGTTGATCGCATGTCTGTCCGTGAATTACGGCAGGCTCTGCGCGAAGCCCGCGAAACCAACGCTGCACAACAACGCGTACTCGCTGACAAAAACGAAAAAATCGACTCGCTTTCCACCAGACTGGAGAAGAAATCCCGCATCCAGCCGCCCAAGCCTGACGAAGAAGTGAAGAAGCTACGCGCAGAAGTGACGGCATTAGCGGTAGAGGCGGAATCTGCTATCGCTGTTCAATTATCCGGTGCCTTTGAGACCCTGTGCGCATATTGTGCTGAAAACATGATTGATACACCCAGAGACTTCATGGCGGGTCTGGTCTGTCAACTGGAAAGCACCGCGCGTAGCCTGCGCTCCACATTTGACCTGCCGGACGAACCGACTGGCAACGTTGCCCCCTCCTGGCTGACAGACCCGATACCTGAAATTAACGGGCGGGAGGAATAAGTGATGAGTGCTGCCCTGACTGAACGGCTGGTTTCTGTTGCCCGCGCGGCACGTGACGCGGGGCATGGTAAGCGCGGTGCAATATACGACGCCGCCTGCGCTGAACTGGGTATGTCCCGCGCCACTCTGTTGCGTAAACTGAAGGAGGTCTCTGTGACTGATAAACGCAAAAAACGCGCCGATGCAGGGCACAGTACCCTGAGCCGTGATGAAGCCGCCCTGATATCTGCCACGCTGCGTGAGGCCACCCGTAAGAACGGTAAGCGCCTGTATTCCATTGCAGATGCGGTTGAAACCCTGCGGGCTAACGGCTTTATCACCGCAGGCAGAACGGATGAGACGACAGGCGAGTTTTTCCCGCTGTCCGGGGATACTATCAGCCGCGCCCTGCGTAACTATGGACTGCACCCGGAACAACTGGATGCCCCTGCGCCGCATACCGAAGTCGCCAGTCTGCACCCCAATCACGTATGGGAAATAGATGCTTCTCTTTGTACGCTTTACTACCTGAGCAACGGCCATAAAGGGCTGCAGGTGATGGACAGCGCGAAGTTCTACAAGAACAAGCCCGCCAACCTTGCCCGTATCGCCAGTGACCGTGTCTGGAGTTACGAGATTACCGACCATGCCAGTGGCTGGATTTACGTCGAGTACGTGATGGGGGCGGAATCCGGTGAAAATCTGTGTTCTGTGCTAATCAATGCCATGCAGGAGCGCGGTGGTGCAGACGTGCTGCACGGCGTGCCAAAAATACTCTACCTTGACCCCGGCTCGGCGAACACCGCAGGTATGACGAAGAACCTGTGCCGTTCTCTGGGTATCGAGCTGACAGCACATAAGCCACATAACGCCCGCGCCACCGGACAGGTGGAAAAGGCGCGTGACATTATTGAGCGCAAGCTGGAGCCGGGGTTGAAATTTCAGCCTGTTCACAGTCTGGAAGAACTCAACGCGCTGGCCGTGAAATGGCGCAGCCATTTTAACGCCACGGCTGTTCACAGCCGCCACGGTAAAACCCGCACGGATATCTGGCTGAAAATTACTGCTGACCAGCTGAAAAAAGCACCTTCCGTTGAGGTATGCCGTGAGCTGGCTGTGGCTGCACCTGAACTTCGCAAGGTCACGCCAAAACTTCGTGTCTCCTTCCGGGGCACTGAGTTTGATGTTTCAACGGTGCCGGGTGTACTGGTCGGCGAAAAACTGATGATTACCCGCAACCCGTGGCGCACTGATGTGGCACAGGTAGTACTGACCGGAGAAGACGGTCACGAAACCTTTTTCCTGGTCGATGAAGTCAGAAAGAACGAATTCGGATTTGCTGAAAATGCGGCGGTATTTGGCGGAAGCCACAAAGCCCTGCCGGAAACCCCGGCGCAGAAAGCGGCAAAAGAAATCGAAGAGCTGGTCACCGGTACCGATAACGCCACCGATGCAGCTGCTGCACGCAAAGCGAAGGCGCTGCCCTTCGGCGGGCGACTTGACCCGTACAAACATATCGATGACACCCCGCTTCCGGCCTATATGCCGAAACGCGGTCAGGCTTCAGACGTGCGCGGACCGCGTATTGAACAGCGTCCTTTAACCCATGTGGAGGCCGCAAAAATCCTGCGCGGGAAATTCAGTGCTGCCGGTCATGCCTGGACACCGGAACATTACCGCCGGTTAACGGCACAGTACCCGGACGGCGTACCGGAAGCCGAACTGGATGAAGTGATGGCCGTTATGACCACGACCGCCCACAACAGCGTTATCAGCATCGTTAACGGCAACTGAGGAGGAATACATGCTGGTACTGAAGCAACAACTGAAGGAGGCCCGCATCCCGCAGGCGGTGGCGGCGAGAGCGGTCGATGTTTCCGAGGCCACGCTGGCCCAGATTGTGAATCATAACGTGTGGCCCCGTACCTGTCCCGGAGAAGTGCGCCAGCGTCTTGCATCCTGGCTGGAAAGTCAGGGAATTGATACAGCAAAGAGTTTTGATGCTGTACAGGGCGCGACCACGCCCTATACAGCGGGTACTACTGATAAAGCAATCCTCAGCGAGGAAGAGAATATGTTACTAAAAAAACAGGTGTTATTTCCAGCAACCAAAAAAGCGTTTGGCCTTTTCCGTGACCCGTTTGCTGACGAAGCCATGCAGGGCGCTGAGGATGTGTTCACCACACCCGATATCCGTTATGTCCGGGAAGCACTCTACCAGACAGCCCGCCACGGTGGTTTTATGGCGGTTATCGGTGAGTCCGGTGCGGGGAAATCCACGCTGCGCCGTGACCTGATTGAACGCATCAACCGCGAGAATGCACCGGTCATTGTCATTGAACCTTATATCATTGCGATGGAAGACAACGACGTGAAGGGAAAGACCTTAAAAGCGGCGGCGATAGCAGAAGCCATCATCAGTACGATTGCGCCGCTTGAGAACATCAAACGCAGTCAGGATGCCCGTTTCCGCCAGTTGCACCGTGTTCTGAAAGACAGTTGTCAGGCTGGTTTCAGTCACGTTCTGGTGATTGAGGAGGCCCACAGCCTGCCCATTCCGACACTGAAGCACCTCAAACGTTTTTTTGAGCTGGAGTCCGGTTTTAAAAAGCTGCTGTCGATTGTGCTGGTTGGGCAACCAGAACTCGCCACCAAACTGTCCGAACGCAATATGGAAGTCAGGGAAGTCGTACAGCGTTGTGAAGTGGTTGAACTGCTGCCGCTGGACAACAACCTTGAAGAGTTTCTGACGTTCAAACTGCAACGGGCAGGCAAGCAACTGACGGACATTATGGATGCCAGTGCGGTGGATGCCATCCGTGCCCGCCTGAGTAATCCGGGCAGCAACCGTAAAAACAGGGTCAGTCTGCTGTATCCGCTGGCCGTCAGTAATCTGGTTATTGCAGCCATGAATCTGGCCGCTGAAATTGGTATTCCGCAGGTCACTGCGGATGTGGTGAAAGGGGTTTAATCATGAAAAACATAACAGCAATTAACCAGCAGATGAATAACGTCAGCAATGCTATTACGGCACTTAACGCCATGAATGCCACAGTGCAGAGCGTCATGATTGCAGGCAGTAAACCGCTAATCCGTATTGCCCGCAGCAGTCTCTGCAACCGCCTGCTGGCACAGGGTAAAGCCTCTTACGTCCATATCGGACATGGGCGTTCCGGCAGCTTTCGTCAGGGTGTTTTTGAATTACATGGCTGCCGGGTCATCTGGTCAGAATTATTGCTCTGAGGCGTTGTATCCGTTTTTTATTAAACAACACATGAGGTCATTAACATGGCAAGAAATGCAAAGCGAATTAAAGCCAGTGCGGCTGTGTGGACGGCACAGACAAAAGATGAAGTCATCGCCGCAATCAAACAACTCGGTGATTTACAGCGGGAGTTAATCAGAACAGAGGCGAAAATGAATGACGCTATCGGGGAAATTACTGCCGGTATGTCGCCGTCAATTGAAGAGCTGAAGGCCCGTATGAAGGAGTTACAAAGCGGTATACAGACATGGTGTGAAGCACACCGGGATGAACTGACCAACGGAGGTAAAGTCAAGTTTGCCAACTTAACCACCGGGGAAGTGCAATGGCGTAACCGTCCTCCGTCAGTGAATATCCGTGGCGCTGATGCCGTTATGGATTTCCTGAAACGCCTGGGTCTGCAGCGTTTTATCCGGGTAAAAGAGGAAATAAATAAAGACGCCATCCTGAATGAAAAAGAAGCCGTGAAAAATATCCCCGGCATTACCATAAAAAGTGATATTGAGGATTTTTCCATTATTCCTTTTGAACAGGATGTCCAGTAATTCAGTAAATATCGTTATTTAACTTACTCTTTTCTTTTTATTTCGGCGTCAGTGCCGTGGGTTTCTGCACGCCGAAAACAGCCAGAAGGTTATTTATTATGTCCGTTAAATGTCGTCATTGTCAGCAAAGTATCACCTCACTGAAACTGCGTGAGGCCAACGTTATCACTACCGGGAAATACCACGTTCCGACAGTACTCATCACGCTGGTTTGCCCGTATTGCAGCCAGCATTACTACGCGGAAGTCCCGGTTATGGAATTTATCCCTTGCGAGGAAAAACAATGATTACACCTCTGGAAGCCAAAAAACGTACCCGTGAAATTATCGAAGACTATGTCAATGAGTGCGGATGCAGAAACCTCACCGATGTTCAGCACGTACTGGAGGCATTAATCAGTATGGCTGCACAGGCGGTTGTGGCAACAAACGGCAAAGCAGCCGCCATTGAGGTACTGGAAAAAACACTTATCCATACGGTACTGCATGAAGTGCCATACCGGATGGAAACAACGGCGGACGGCCACCTCAGAATTACTGTCGCCCGGAAACACTAAACCGTGCGCCTGCATAATCACTCAATGAATTACGGAAAGGTGAAAAATGAAAGTACTGATGACAAAACTCTGGTTTATGACAATAAAAGAAACCCGGAAAATCCTGGATATTATCAGTTCATTAATGGGGTATTTTCTTTTGTCGGTAGCCATTGGTGCCGGACTGACTTTTGGTTTTTTATCGGTTTTTGTCATTTACGGGAGTTAAATGATGAAAGAGATAAATTTATATAACCGCTCAACACTTTACCGCACAGCACTGAAAACCTTCGGCCCGGAAGCGCAGTTACTGAAACTGACAGAAGAAGCCGCTGAACTGGCCGCAGCGGCAGCCCGTAATATGAACGGGGCAGGCAGTGAGGTGGATTTGGCCGGTGAGCTGGCTGATGTGGAAATAATGACTGAACAATGCCGTCTCAACGGTATGGGAAAACTCATTGACTTTCAGAAGCAGAAAAAGCTGGCGAGACTGGCCGAACGATTGGGGGTGACTTACACCCCTGAAACTGAAAAGGCACCAGCCGTCTTTTACCCGCCACAATTAACAGCATTAGCGCAAAAATTGCCTTCCCGTGAACTGCTGGAAGACTGGTGTGGTGCTGTACCAAACAGCGCCTTCATCGGTGCCACGGACGAAGAAATTGCGGATATGGCGCGTTTTATTCTTTGTGCTATGCCCCTGCTTGATGTTCACGGAGGCTGTGATGACTCAGCAAAATGAAAAAATACTGGAGAAATTAAAAAAATTACTGGCGCTGGCCAAATCAGATAACCCGCACGAAGCCGCAGTGGCATTACAGCGGGCACAAAAACTGATGCAGGCTTATCACATTACTCAGGAGGATATTGCACTCAGTGATATTGATGAAAGTCTCAGTGATTACTGGGCGACCGGCAGTATCCATCCTCCCCGTTACATGCTGGGGCTGTTATCCGTTATACAGACCGCATTTGGTGTGAAATCCATACTTCATCCCGGGATAAAACCCAGAATAGGATTTTACGGTAATAAAGAGCGGGTCAGTCTTGCGTCCTATACATGGGAGGTACTGGCCAGACAGTTAACGGCTGCCCGTAAACATTATATTCGTCAGCAAAATAAGCGGATTAAAAACACGACGAAAACCAGCCGTGGCGACCAGTTCGCGGAAGGCTGGGTGTTAGCCGTCCACAGCGAAATCCGGTTATTTGCGATGTCAGATGAGGAGCGGGAACTTGCTGAACGCTGGATTGAACATAAATACCCTTCCCGCAGTACCACTCAGGGACGGGAAGCCGGAAATGCACGGGATGCTAACCTGTCCGGCTCTCTGGGGTATCAGGCGGGTAAAAATGTCAGACTGCACCGCCCTGTTAACGGGCAGGAGCAGCCCAGACTGAGGGGGGCGCGATGATAACAGAATCTGTTTTATCTTCTCTGGCTTTATATTTTGTTGCGGGTTGGTGTACTGCTGAATTACACCGGTATTCTGGTTTTTTCTCGCGTTACCGTCGTATCGGATATTGTCTCAGCTGGATAGTGATGTTTCTGTGTTGGCCTCTGTTACTGCCTCTTTATGTCAGTTATATCGGTACCCAATATCAGAAGGAGAATAATGATGGATAAATCACGTCTTATTCAACTTATTCACATCGCTAAAAATAAACTTCAACTGGATGAGGATACTTATCGCCAGATGTTACAGGGACTAACAGGAAAAGCCTCTACAAAGAACATGGATACTTCTGACCTGAATAAAGTCCTTGATGCAATGAAAAAGAAAGGATTTCGTATCAGTCCGGCGAAGAAAGCTCAATCCCGTTTACCGCTGGATGACCATCCGCAATCCAGGAAAATCCGTGCGTTATGGCTTGAAATGGCTGATGCGGGTATCGTGCGTAACCGTTCTGAACAGGCGCTGGCCCGGTGGGTAAAACGGGAAACTGGCGTCAGTGCGTTACGCTGGCTCAGCAACGAGCAGGCAAGCCACGTTATTGAAAAACTGAAGAAGTGGCAGCACAGAGCCACGGGGAGGAAGCCATGAGCGACCTGAACCAGTTTCGCAGTAAAGGGCCGGAACTGCTGGTTGAACTAGCCCAGCACACTGCTGAAACCCTTCGGGAAATTATCGATATAGACCCGGCAGTGGCTGACCAGATAGGTCAGGCTGTTGCCAATCGTATGATGCAGGTCTGGGGCGGACAAAATGTGTATTTTCCGATGGGTATGGTCTGGCGGGTAAGCCAGCGGGACAGGGAGATATTTAATGAGTTCAACGGGCGTAACCATCACGAACTGGCCCGTAAATTTGGTGTCTCACTGCAGTGGATTTACAGTGTGGTAAAACGCGTCAGAAAAGAAGAGCTAGATCGGATGCAGGGTAAGCTGTTTGAAAATGATCAGGACGAAACACCGCCAGATAATAACGTATAAATACACATTAATGTGCTTTAAAGAATATATGACACAGTGGATACCCCACTGTGTTTTTTTTATTCTAAAAGCAGAATAAAAACATCGGAGGAATGACATGTTTGACGCATCGTTACTCAATTTGCCATGGGCAACACTCGTGACGCTGACCAGTGGCTATATCGGCTATTTTATTGCAAACGTAGGTCTGAAAGAGCATCACAAACCTATAGAGGTGACATTTTCCTCGCTGATTTTCGGTCTGTTATCAATGATGGTTTATCAGGCTGTGATGTGGTCTGGTCTGAATGCGTGGCTGGCAACGCCACCCGCACTTCTGTGTGCTTTTATCTGTGGCGTGTTCTGGCGCAGATATGGGCGCAAATGGATGTACAAATTTCTTCGGGATAAAGATATTTCATGGTCTGATAATACGCATTCAGCCTGGCAACGTATGTTTGATCAACATGGATATTATATCAGTGAAGGGTATGTGTATCTTAAAGACGGTACTGTTCTTCTTTCTGAACATCCCGGACACTTTGAGGGGCAGCCGGGAGGGGCATTTGTCCTGGGGGCTGAAAAGGATGTGTTGATGTACGTCACCCATGAAAAAAAACCGGGAAATGATAAGTGGCTCAAAAAAGAAGTTGCAAATAAAAACTGGGGAGTGATGGCAACCTATATTCCAGCCGATCAGATTGCCATGATAAGGATAAGACGAACCAGAAACCGCATCATCAATTCACGAAGTGATGAAACAGATTAATCCCGTGACGGAGGTGCGTCATCATCAGAATGAGTCGATTGATGCTCAGATGAATCATTTGTTTGTGCAGAGTTATCGGACTCAAAGGTGACGCACCCTTTTAAGTCTTCAGAAAAGTCAGTTGTTGAATTATTATTTTTGTCTGGCATGTATTAGAATTCCTCTACAAGTAGAATCGGTAGCAATGATTTTACCCATCAATCTGCCAGTTTTTTGTGAACCGTATTTGTTTCTCATACTGAAAAAGAATTACATAATACATCTTCATCTCTTCCCATCTCGTACCACTACATCCCATTTATCTCACGGATCACTATTCATTTATCTCATGTCTAATCAACTAAAGGTGTTTTGATCATCATGCGCATTACTGGATTCATTACTCTGCGCAGTGGGTATATCACTATTGCGCATTGGCTCTTTTGCGCTTTCTTTTTTCTGCGCAGTGCGCAATTTCTTGTGCGCAGTTTTTTTCGCATTCTGCGCACTGGATATTTTGATATATCGTCGGGCTGTTGCGTAGTTTAGTTCCTTTAGTTCGCACCACTCTTTAGGGGATATTCCTGTTATAGCATGTTCAGCGAGGAACTGTTGTTGTAGCATCCCCCAATCCGGTTTTGCCATTGTGTTTATCTCCTTAGCCTATTAAAAAGCCCATTCGTTAAAATAAGCTTTGTGATTGACTCTTATGAATTGTACTCGTCTCTCCGGTTGTCACGCCCTTTCTTCTACCTACAGCTGACGTTGCTGATAATGACCGAAAAATAACAAATGGTGGTATTCATTGTTTTTGACTCTCACTATGCGCTATCTGTCGAGAATAAAACAGATCATGGCTAACATAGGAGACAGCGACAACGCTACGCCTTCTTCTATTGGCACGAAATAAAAATAGCAGTATGATTAATGAGTATTTATTTTTTGCTTAAATTCAGCCACCCTGTGAAATCAAACTCACAGGGTTATTTTTATATTGTGCTGTTTATTTAAGTAGAAGATAAATAAGAATAATCAATCTGGTATATATACCTACTTAAGCTATACTAAGTAGCTATCGCTATACTTTAATTGATATCTTGCTAGTATTGCCCAGCCTCCCATGCTGGGCTTTTTTATTCCATGCATTCTTGTTTGATATAATCCTGCAACCCTTTAATCATCTGTTCTGACTCTGCAATTCGCTCTCTGAGTAACCAATAATTTCTGATAGCGGTGTCTGTAGGTCGGGCGGTGGTTGCATCATCCATGCTGGCGGTGGAAGTGGTGGTGCTTTCTGGACACTCGGCTTTAATGTACACCCTGTCAGGATTACGCTCACTAATATCACGCAAGCGACTAATTTCATTTTTTGCATTAATAAGCTCCTGTGTGCGCCTTGTATCAAGTTGATTTAGTCGCTCTATGCGTACTTGATAGTCAGTATTGATATCCTTCTGCTCTTCGAGTGCGGTAGTAAGTTCTTTGTTGTTTTCTGTCAGTGTGTTAATTCTTTTCGCCTGTGCATTAATCAGCACGCAACCACCAGCAACAGTCCCCACTATCATAATGACAATGTAAAGTTTCCAATGCTTCATAATTAGTACCGATGATGTGAGAGAGCAATCTGACAGCGTTTGTCTAAACTGGCTTTATCATTAACACATGAATTATCAATTGAGAGATAAATGCCACCAGCAACCGAGATGAGTAATGTAAGTATAAAACCGACGATGATGATTAAAGGCTTCCATTGCATAATGCTGACTCCGCCTCTCTACGACTGACCAACCCTCGCCACACCTTTCCACCAGCATAAACCCAGCGTTTCATTTCTTCACAAGCGCCATTCTGATCACCAGCATTTAATTTCTTAAGCAATGTAGAACGTGCAAAAGCTGTGGTGCCAACATTGAAAGCAAAGGAATATAAAGAGGCTTTTGTTTTATCATCTACCGGCACTTTAACTAGAACATCAACTTGTTGTTGCGTTCTAATAAAGTCTTTCTGCAGTAACTCGTCACATTCTTGCTGTGTGTATGTCTTGCCTTGAATAATGTCATTTCCAGTGTGGCCATAACAAACCGTCAGAATTCCAGCAACATCACGGTATGGTTCATAACGCACTCCCTCAAAGTAACCAATCACTGTTAGCGCAATACTTACCGCACCGGCACTTGCAACTGCTGTCACTTTCTGTTTTAGGTTCATTAAATGTCCTTTTTAGCTTTAGTCAGCATCTCGCCAACTATCTTTTCTATGTCTTGCGGATCACTAGAACAATTTCGATGAACCAATTCAGCAAATAATGCTGTTCGTTTCCGCTGTTCTCGCCGTGTCATCAGATAAGTTGCTAATCCAAGAAGCATGCTAAATCCCATCCCTATTACAAAGCCCCACTCATAAAGTGAGAGACTTGCAAAAAAGGCAGTCAAGCCAGCTGTTCCGTAGGTAGCATTGGTTAATTTGTCCATGCGCATATACACCCCCTACGGAGTGCCTAAGTTTAGTTAAAGGAGTGCCGACTCACAGCTCTTGTGTGAACGTGATAACGAGGGTAATCGCCCTGTGGTCGGCATATACGAAAAAAGTCGCATTAGACGACTTATTGAAATAGATGGCTGGTTTAGTTCAGCCAGACTGTTACGCGCTACCATAACCTTATAGCAAGGAATTCAGTTGTTCGGAATAACCGAGCATGTGAACTATCCGGAAATTCCGGATAGTTGAACCTGTAAGAATTACTTACAAGTTAGAGCTTTTATTTCTTGTTCTGTTTGTTCAAATCGCTCTTTCTCAAGTTCAACTCCAAGAACTCGACGATTTAACTTTAATGCGGACTTTAGTGTTGCACCCGACCCCATAAAAAAATCAGCAACCAGATCACCTTCGCGACTGCTTGAGCGAATAATGTGTTCCATCATTTCAGCTGGTTTTTCACAAGGATGTTTACCTGCGTAATATTGCACAGGTGGATATGTCCACACATCGGTGTAAGGAACATCAACGGTGACAGAAAAAGGACGGCGCAATAATTGATATTGTTCAGCAAGCTCTTGGTACTCTCGACTAAGAGAAGCCTGCACCTCTATCAAATCAGTATGATCACGATTTAAAGGATTACTACTAAACTTTTCACTTGCTACGCGATGAAACAGCTCCTGCAGTTTTTTGTAGTCAGACTCACTCGGTAGTTGCCATTGGCTGTAACTAAACCAGTGTGAAGCCATTTGTTTACCTGTGGCCTGTTTTATTTCTTTTGCTGTTATTCCTAACGATTCACGTGCAGATTTAAAATACTCAATTAAAGGCTTAAATACATTTTCTTTAAGCGCTTTGCATTGCTGAAGATAAGCACTACTTTTGCCCTTGTGTGGACTTTGATAATGTTCAGCAAATAAAATTCTTTCAGTGCTTGGAAAGAAACTGCGTAAATCAGCTTTACATGCCCTACGCCAAGGCCCAGATGGTTTAGCCCATACAATGTGACTTAGAATATTAAATCTTTCACGAACGAGTAATTCTGTATCTGACGCTAGTTTCGAACCGCAAAAGATATAAAGGCTACCGTTAGGCTTTAATACTCGCCAAAATTCCGCAAGCATTTCATCAAGCCAAGATAAATATGATGTTACGTTTTCCCACTGATTATCCCAACTACAAGACTTCACCTGAAAGTAAGGCGGGTCAGTTGCGATTAAGTCAATACAATTATCGGGAAGTGTTTTTATATAGCTGAGTGAGTCATCATTGACTAAATTTACACTGTTTAAATTCACAGTATTTTTCATAGATCAGGAGAACCTTTTTTGATAAGCTCACTATGCTTTGTGCACATAAGCAGTGGGCTTTAGTTTGTCCGTGATCTACCAGAACGGGTGAATGACTGTAAAGGTGCTACCAACACTTTTACAGTCGCCCATTTTCACAGTATTAGATATTTTGAAATGTGTTTTCTTTGATGTTTTCTTTGATTAGCCCCGCCATCGCCAACTGAGTTAATATCAATTGACAACGTGGCTCAGTTAAATAAGTAAACTGTGCAACTTCGCCAACAGTTACCTCTTTCGTATGCGGAACAACTTCAAAAACAAGTCTTGCCTCTTCTGTCATATCACTATGTTTTAACATGATATTTTAATACCTTTGGTCAGTTATTGGTCGTGAACACACATGTAACTCTGAACAAAGGAAACAGCAAGCCTTATCTGTTTTAGATACAAAAAAAACCAGCTCTATGGCTGGCTTTTATAGGTATATCAGTACTTACTTATCTACAACAGTGAATTGCAGTGCAATTAAATGCTTTTTGCAATCTTTAATGCCCTCGTTGTAACCGGCATCATAAAAATTTTCTGGCTTTTCTTTAAGGTTAGGAAGATTTATTTTCATTTTTTTCTTAGCATCGTTAGCGCCTGCATAATAAATCTCCCAAAGTAATTGAGTGCCCGGATCTGAATATTTAGAGATAGTTTCACGCTCTACAAGGAATCTGAAAGTAGAGTCACGCTCCCTGCTCAGGTCAATAGACTTCACTTTTCTTTTTATCTGTCTTTCAAATAATTCCTGCAACCCTATTAAATCCATCCTAAATCCCATGTAAAAAAGCCCCGCAATTAGCGAGGCCTTAAATTCGTTTCCTGCTTTGCGTTTAAAGCTCTACGCAGCATATACGAAAACTATAACTTCATTGTTCAAAAAGTCAATCATTTATTCATGAATAATGATGCTTTCTGTCAAACTCATCACACATAGGCCAATAGAGCATAAATTCAGCAATAGATAACCATGTTTTAACTCGTCTCCTATAAGTCGATAGTGACATTGAAGGGTGCTTTTCATGTAGCTCTAACGCTATGCCGAAATATGATTTTTTATATACATAATACTGTTTCAGTATTTCTAATAATCCTTGATCTTTTTCGAAAACAGCACAAATGACCTTGTCCATTTTTCCACCTTCAATATCACTACAGAACCACATATTGCTAAGTGTTTTCTTATTTTGGTACTCCTCCAAGAAAAGCTGTAAGGTTTCTTCTGATAGCCCTGATTTTTTCATTCTTCGCATAGCATCTTTGAGGGCTTTCTTTGTGATTTTTGGGTCTGATAATAATCGCTGAAAAATACCAGAGGCTTGCGGTGATTTACTAAATGCAGCCCAACAACCCCACATTTTTAATCGCCCCCGGATCCATGTACTTTCTAATGTGCGCAATCTTAAATACTCACCACTCTTGCCACTTGTCTCTGGATAAATCATGCTTATACCTCAACTTCTTTATTTATCAATATCACTAGACGCGACAAGCGCGTAATTCCATTACTTCAATTTTTGTTTGCTCGAGCAATTCTGCTTCAGAACCATGAATTTCTTGCCATGATTTAGGTGATGCATGAAAGCCGGTTTCATAACACGCCCTATGATGTGGCGGACACAGTGGTAAAACATCTGTATGACTTGCTCGTTGTGCCATTCCCTGCCCTGTTCTAACATGATGTATTTCCGCTCTACTTGCCCCAAGCCCCATATTGCGACAACAAATACAACCCAGTTCCGCTACATCTGATAGCCACTGTCTTTCTTCTTTGGTCTTTGATTTGATCATTGGTCTTGCCTCTACGTAAAACTTAATAATTGAGATACTGCATTTTCTACAGCTTTTTGAGTGGGGAATTGCTTACGAAGGATAAAATTCCAAAGCACATCGAGTGTGGCTTTGTAGAGTTCGCTAAATGCTAGGTCATCCATATTTGCAAAGCTGATTGATTTAGCGACACGACGTAAACTACCGTCAGGCATTTCAAACGTGTCGTAATAACCGGCTTGCTCTACAACCCAATAGCGAAAAGCATCAAATGATTTTGTTGCTGAGATATTTTGCGCACGTTTTTGTGCGACTTCTTCTAGATAGATATCGGATGCTGATAAGAGCACGTCAGCATTATCCGTGTAATATGAAAGGAATGTGATGTAACCACGCACAAGCTCTTTTTCTTCAGGTGAAATGGTACCGCCAACTGGTTCCCAATATTCATAGCCTAAGTTGAGTAATGCGAAGTATTTACGATGAAATCGAGGGTTACGGGCTTTCTTAAAATTTGCTGAAAGCACATCACCACATTTGATTTTTGAATGCAGAAAATCTCTCGTAACAGGATTGGCCGGTACAAGAGTATCGTTAGACATTTTGATAAAGTTATGCTGTGCCATACTTGACTCTCAGTTGACACAGCAAATGTTTAGGATTGGGTGTTCAGACCAATGGATTTATTTTATCAGAAATGCTTTTTTCTTCAAAAGAAGATAATTTTAAGTTTAAAAAATCACATAAATAGTTCTTTAAGTTGAGATATGTAAGGTGTTATTACAGATAATACAGATGCAGAACCACCAGCAATAGTCATTATTTCGACTAGTTTTGTCATAACACCAGTTTGGTCTTTAACACTTTTCATCGACTCAACATGTGGGATTATATCATCAATAATTTGAGTGTCTTTTCCCTGCTTTTTTATCTCTAATAATTCAGAAAGTAGTTTATCTATTAAATCATGAGATTGAACTTGTAAATTTTGATTAAAATTTTCGCTGGCATTAGCAACATTAGCATTACCATAAATATTGGTGTTAAATATATGTGCTATTTTTTCCTTTTGTTCATCATTCAAATTAGACAATTTGATATCCTCAATATTTGAAATTTTACTTTCTACTTCTAATGTGAATTGTAATATTCTGGTTTTAATTCCATCAAGAATAGCTGTATATAAATGAGCCGGCGACTCACTCCAAATCCTCATAACATCTTGATGTGTAAAACCTTTAGATATTAAGCTCACAATGTGTGTATCCCATGGCCTTTCCATCATAATAGAATCATGTGAAGTTAACTCCTCAATAGATGAGACACTATTCGCAACACGCATTACACCATAATTTTTTTGAACGGGCTCTGGAAATTTAGTTATATCTATTGGGTAATTTTTCCAAATATTATAACCATCCGTAAAATCCCCTTTAACTACACAATTAAGTATTCTGTATTCAGGGATTTCATCTGTATTTTTATATCCATTAAGTTCATCATTAACCCATCTTATAAAATTTTCATTTTTTATTTTATGAGCTAAATATAAACATTTTCTTAATAAATCAGATAGTTGAACTTTTGAATTAATGCAATCATTCTGTATTTCAATGAGTATTGACATTTAGAAATCCCCATTTAATTAATTATACTATTTTATCTTCAATTGTAACTCACGTCCTCCATAAGTAACCCAGCATTTTGAATCACCAGACAAACAGCATTGTTGAACAGGTAATTGCTCACCACAGCGTTTACACTTTTGCTTAGATAACTTCTCAGCTTGCCTTTTATACTCAGCATCATCTTTACGAATAAGCATCTGTAAGTATTCAACAACATCATACGGTTCTCGACCAGGCATGCGTAATACACAATTACGCTTTAACATTTCCAATTCTTGATTATCTACAAATAGTTCAATTTTGGTTACACCTAATTCTTTCTGCCGTTTACGTTGCTCCGCTTTACGTTCTGCTACTGTTTTTGCCATTACTTATACCCTCATCACCTCACGCCAATAATTCAACCTATCTCTAAAAAACTCCCGATGTACCTCAGGCAACTTTTCAATTTCCACCAGAACTTGCGTTCTATGTATTTTTTGATTGTTAAGCTGTTTAATTAATCGACTAGCTAATAAATCAAGTTGTTCTAACTCGCAATATTCTTCTGGCCACAAAGCTCGGTTGTGAGGTAAATCATCAGGCAAATAAGAACGCCTAGACATAATTACCTCGTCGTTTTTTGTGGTTTAACCTTAGGTTGATAAGGTGCTTTTGTTCTCGCTCTTGCTAACGCATGGAGACGGTCAATATGACACTGTGTATGGTCTAACCCATCATCAGGTAATATGGGGTGATTATCACGAACAAGAAATTCGTGAGTAAGAGAGTCTTTAATTAACATGGTCTTGCCTCTAATATTTAACTTAATGGCTTGGTCGAGCCCTAATTAACTTATCTAAAATGCTTCTGTAGCTTGTTGTCCTTTTCGTGCATAGCTTTTTCTATTATCATTTCCTTTAAATGACAACCTTTCTGCCTCCCCCTTACTAATATTTTTAATATAAGAATTCACCAACTGAGCATAAGCGGTACCAGTATTTCCATCACGATTTAATCTGAGAAGAATTTCCATTAGAGATTTATCAGCATTATCGTTATAAACAGCATCACGATATAAACCAATCCATACATCACAATCTTGCTCAATTTGCCCTGTATCACGGCTATCAGCGGGAGTTGGCCGTTTATCTGCCCTATCTTCCAATTTACGGTTAAGTTGGGTTAATAACAGGACAACACAATCCATTTCTTTTGCTAGATTTTTTAACCCCGTAGTAATATCACCATATGCAATATCACGACGTTCAGCCTGACCAGCCTTGATAAGGGTAAGGTAATCAATCGCTATTAGGCCTACTTGCCCTTTAGCTCGTTTAACTTTGCGACATTCAGCTATGATATGGTTAAGATCAATACCAGGAGTGCTATCGATATACATATTCGATTCTGCAATCTCTTTTGCTCTGGCTAATGCTCTAGCCATTTCCATATCATCATGTGTACCTGTATAAAAAATATCTGCAGATACATCGCCTTCTTGAGAGATCATTCGTTCAATGATCCCACGGTCTGTCATCTCAAGGCTGAAAAGCAATGTGGGTAACTTATGGTTTAATGCAAAGTGAGTTGCAACACGATTATAAAATGCGGTTTTACCCATTTTGGGTCTTGCACCAACAACAATTAATGATCCTCTCAATGCCTGCTTGGGAGCCATTAACTCATCCAGTGACTCTATACCCAAAGTAAAACCCACTGCATTTTTAGGATCACTAAAGCGCCTATCAACATCATCAAGCCAATCTCCAACAACATCTAGAGCAGGTCTTAAGCCTTTGCTTTTTCCTGTTTTAGCGTGTTCGATAATGCTTGATACAATCTGCTGAACATTTGATAGTTTATTGTTGATATCAAGACCATCATTCGCCATTAGCATCTCTACACAAGTATTCAGATTATTGATAGCGTAACGCTGTATTGCATTGTCTCGTACAATCCGAGCGTAATTCACAATGTTAGCAACTGAAGGTAATCTACAAAGCTCCGCTATGTAGGCAAATCCCCCAACTTTTTCTAAATCACCGCTACGTGTTAAAGAGTCACTAACTGTAATGATATCTGTTGGATAATCAGATTTTATTAACTTCACTATCTCTGTAAAAATTCGACTGTGAGATCTTGAATAAAATGATCCTGATTTAACTAGTGATATCACATGTTGACGCTTATCTTCGTCAGTGCTGATCATCAAGCCACCTAGTACAGCCTGCTCTGCTTCAAGATTGTATGGAGGAGTGAAATAATCATTTGTCATTAGCACGTTCCTCCTTAACCGCAACATAACAACGTTCCGTAATTAAATAATCTAAATTTTTACGTCGCCATGTCCCCCCTCGCCCATTATCTCGATCCTCCATCATCCATCGACAATTACTGGCAATATACGATAAATAATTCTCCCAGCGCTCTTGATTGAATTTAAATTTTATCCAGAAATTTCTTAGCTTCCGTTTACGCTCATCAGTCATCACTTTGATAGCAGGCATATCAGACAAAATATCGTGATATGAATTAATAATATTTTCATAATTCAATTTAATTTTTGATGACGATTTTTTGTCGTCAGGTTCTCCTGACGTACCATCAGTAATATCTGTAGTAATATATGTAGTAATCTCTGTAGGATCGAACTGCGGATTTGTTTCATCGCCACCGTCAGTTTTGTCTTGTCGCGGTCGTTCGTTTTGTTGTTCCGCGAAATCACTATTGTGACTTTCCCCAGTTGCGCTTTGCGCATTTGGTGCATTTTCAATAGGTTGTGACATGACATAATCTAATTTTTCACAGTCAATTAGATAATAAATTTTATGCTCTAAGCGTTTATTAGTCTCAACCAGAATACCTCTGCTAACTAAATGCTTTCTAGCCGTAAGCTGTTCTCGGTAGCTTAAACCCGTCTCAGATTCAATTTCTTCTGATGTTTTATAAACACCTAATTTAGAGTCAGCTTTATCTTGCCAATAAAATATTTGGCTAAAAAATATTACTGCATTTACACTGCCCAAACGTTTTACTAGCCCAGGGAAATAAGCAACTGGACGTCCAAAATCTAATAACAAATCAGATGCTCTCACTTTACACCCCCAGTGCTTTAGCTATATTACGGCAAGCATTTTGGTACTGCTCAGGGGTTAAATTTTTTGACAGTAATTTTTGTTTTTCTCGCTCATACTGCTCCCAAATTAACAACGCAATAACGCGTCTACCATCAAAAATATGTTGGATATCTGAGATATGAGCAGGTTTATCATTCAGCATAAACCCATTGCGGTATGTGATTTTTTCAGTTGATCTAATCATTGGTCTTGCCTCTTGAATTAATGCACGCTGGTCGGGCGTGATATCTCATTTAGTGCACGTACTACATTGTTTATTTGGTGTGACATGTCACGACCCTCTAATAAGATTTCAGTCATAGCATCAGCAAAACGCTGAATGGCTACAGTTGCTAAATAGTTTTTGGTGTCTCCACGTACTCGAGCTAACCTCGACGCCGGTAGAGCCATTTCAATCGCTGGCATTAACTCAGCAATTTTTCTTTGAGATGCGCGAGAATCACCACGTAACCAACGGAATATCTGTTGCCGGTTATTATTGATTGCTTTCCAGTCTGCCTTACCCGTTTGATCTTCAATGGCATGTAATCGACCATGTTCTTGATTAATCACTAATCGTAAGTAAGCTCGGCTAATCTCAATAGCAACATGTTCTTGCCCTTGTTCTACCGCCCAATCTTCAAGTTCAGCTCTGATAATGTTGATATCAAAATTCATTTTTGCGTCTCCTGTCGCTATAAAAATTGATTATGCATAATCAGTTTTTTAATTTGATACCTGTAATACTGAATACTCCTTTTGGCAAGCCATCCCAAGGATTTGGATAATCAACTGGATTAAGATCATGTGGAGTTACTAACCAATTGGTTTTTGCTGACCATTCGATAGCTTTTCGACCTTTAGGGTAGTAGCTACCAGCAATAACTTGACTAATAAACCCTTGAGTTACTCCAACCGTTTTCCCAAATTCAGTTTGGCTGATTTTTTGTTTTTTTAAATACAGATCTAATTTCATGTTTTCCTCCAGCTTATGTAATAGCTGAATATTAGCAATGCTAATTTAATAAATCAATAGCATTGCTATTGGATAATTATTAGCATTACAAATAAAATACTAAAATGAACAGAAAAATATCAGAATCAGATAAAATTGCCGCCCGAAACTTACGAAACATTTGGGAAGCCAAACGAGAATCTCTGGGCTTAACTCAAGAAAAAGCCGCAGAGATTATGGGATTTGCTACTCAAGGGGCAGTAAGTCAGTATTTAAATGGCCGAACAGCCTTAAACACTGATACAATTTTAAAATTCGCATCATTATTGAAAGTTGATCCTGAAGATATTAATCCAGAGCTAAAAACGTTGTTAGACTACGTTAGACGAACAGGAAAAGAAGAAGAAATAAAACAAATAACCTCTTCTACATCAACTCAAAATGAACATACGACTTTAAGACTGATGGATGTATATGCAAAAGCAGGCCCTGGTGGCTTTATAAATAACGAATTCCCTGACACTATAAAATCTATTGAGTTCTCTCCAGAAAAAGTATTCGATTTATTCGGTAGAAAAAGTTTAAAAGGGATTGAAATAATTAACATTAGCGGTGACAGCATGTCTCCAGCAATAAACCCAAGAGATGTCGTTTTTGTTGATACTCATAATGAATTTTTTGATGGCGATGGTGTTTATGTGTTTAGTTTTGAAAATTCATTATTTATAAAAAGATTACAAAGAGTTAAGGGCAGAAAACTAGCTGTTAAATCAGATAATCCTGCTTATGAAACGTTTTATATTGAAGAGTCAGAAATGTATGATCTCCGAATTATTGGAAAAGTAATAAAATCACTTCCTATTAAAATGATTGATTTTGCATAAAATAACAATGTGTTACATACAACCACCGTCGATACGGTGGTTTTTTTTAACTCGAAATATTAGCAATGCTATTGACAATCAAAATAGCAACGCTAATATTAAAGCAACCAAAAACAACACAGCAAGTGTTTAGGTCAGTGTTCAGATTTAGTTTTGCTGTTATGTCGGAGGAGAACCACAGCTCTCATCGCGACCTGTCATGATTACCACGGCATAACGGCAAGTTTTTTAGCAATACCAGGGAATTTAATTAGTTATCGACCAAAGCTACAAGGCAGACCTGACAGCTCGGAAAGACGGGCAACTTAATTTAAATGGGGGGTTATATGAAATTTGAAGAATTACCAGAAAGTGTACAACTTATTGCAACGACTGCGTTGGCTGATATTTTAAAAAATAGTCATCCAACAAAAGAGTCTGCGATTGAATTTGCTAACTCAGTTAAGTCTGCTTTTATTGAATTGTATAACAAAAATAATATTAGCATTCAAGTTGGCGGTATTACCGAAAATTCAACGGAAAATATCGAAGATGTTCTGGCAAGCTTCCCATCTGATGAATTAAGTATATTTCATATTGTAAAAATTGTTAATGAAGTCAACCTAAAAATACGCAATGAATTAGCTCCATATAACAATGATAAAAACGATATAAATGCTACAGCAAGAACCATATTAAAAACAGCTCTTGCATCATTAGATAGCTAGCGTTTTCTAGCAAAGAAACTTGTACTTTTAGGTAGGTTGGCTTCTACTGCTTTTTGACACTCAGGAATTAATTCCAGCATTCTTTTAGTGAATTCATCTGGAGTTGATATCTCAGGATCTTTGCTGGTTAAAGATAGAGCCATATCATAAACAAATTGTTCAGCAGAAATACCAAGAAATATTTTTTTATCACTCATAATTCAGTTCCTTAAATACGTTGCGGTGACTGAATTATACACAGAATCCTTGCGTTGCGGAATGCAGGAACCTCAACCGCCTGATGAGGATAAATAATCAGGCAACAAATTTTAGACGTAAAAAAACCCACCGAAGTGGGTTCCTTTACCCCGAATTGCCGACCAAAGCTATCGGGAGTTCTACTAGCGCGACCAAACGCTAGAAGAGGCAAGACCAATGATAAATCACTGATCGCAGTTATTTTAAAGGAGTTGCTATGAAAGCACAACCTGAAAGCCTAACAGTCACACTCTATCTTCATGCTAAAAAACAGTTCGATGGCTCTTACCAATATAACGCCTACGCATTTAAAGCCGATCCCAATGCTGGACTAGGTTTTGTTATTGCTGAACACACTGTTGATGTTCCTTTTAAAGAGCCTACTCAAACTGATCTCATTCACGCTGAAATTGATTTTCTACGTAATGAACAAGAAAAAATCCTAGCTGATGCCCAAGTAAAAACAAGTTTGTTAGAAGATCAAATCCAAATGCTTCTCTGCTTGGAAGGCAAACCAATAGCTAAAGAAGATGAAGAAATTCCTTACTGATGGTGAACATTATGGATGCAATTAATCTAGCAATTGATGCTGTATTAGATGCTGAACTATCTGTTATTGAACATGAAAATAACAGTGAGATAGTTTCTGGCACTCAACATATTTCTATCATTGGAGGTAAGAGACGAGTTGAATATTACCCTTCAACAGGTACGGCTTACTCTAATCCCATTGATGGGAAATATAAGCGTGTAATTATCAAAAAAGCGGGCATTAAGCGAGCTATTAAACTAGCAAAATCAGGAAATTAAGAGGCAAGACCAATGAAAACTTTTATCTGTGTATTTGAGCCTACGACCGAGGCTCGTACAAACAACGGTGCTGTACCGCTGGCCATAGCGTTAAACACCGCTAATGCAAAACTGGCAACAGCGACTGCAGTAGTAAAATTATCTGAAGCATATCCAGAAGCTATGGATAACTTTAACACTGATGATCCGTTAATTAGCGAACACCTTGACGGCTCTGTTTGCCCTACTTTAGATATATTCGATGAAAAATTTGCTGTTGAAAATGAGTTTGATGGAACTCAATGGAAACCTATTGAATATAAAAATTTCAAAAAACTAGGAACGAAGCCCAGAATTGCGTGTTTACTTTTATTTGGAAAGACTCAAATAACTAACAATGAATTTTCAACTGCTCTGGAATATTTGGCAGGAAAAGAAGATCCCAAAATTCGTAATATCGCTACAGGCCTAGCTGAAATAACAAAACTTTCTTTGATGGATGCTGAGCAAACAATGGAAATAGCACAGGCTATCTATGAGTTTGCTAATGAAGATGTCACCGTTGAAGAAGCTAAATCATTAGGTGAAAGCTGGCTAACCGAAGAACCAGAACAACAACAAGAAGAAACATCTTCTATCAAACGTAACTATTCAACCATAGATACCGAAATTGCCTTAGCACTGTTAGATGACTTTGATCCTAATAATGTCCTCGCATCTCAAGTAAAAAAAGCCAAAGAACTGATAGATGACGATAATAAAGCATGGAAACGCTGGTCAATGGATTTACGTACAACAGCTGGCATCTTGGATATACCACGTGACAAGATTTTCTCGTTAATAGCTGAAAGTAAAAAACAACCTGAGTTATTAGATAATCCCAATGCGCGAAAAGAATTTATTGACCGTCATTTAGGTATTAACAAGCCTACTGGCAATGCTGAAAAAGAAGAAAGTATCACTTCTAACCAATTGGATAATACCCCTTCGGTATCTAGCAAAAGTACCGTTGAAAAGGAAACTAAGCCTAAACATTCACGTAAAAAGCAAGAAGTAGCCCCTAAAACAGAAAGTTCTCCGGTGGTTGAACAAACTGTAGAGCCTAAAGAACCCGAAACACCATCAGCACAACAAGATAATTTTGAGCAACGTGCCAGTGTTATTGATGAAGTTCTTAACGCGAGTGACGCTAATAACCTAAGTATTTGGAAACAAGTACAACGTACAGACCCGCGCTTTACTAAGCCATTAGAAGGCGTGGGATTTACGGGGACCAGTATAAACAGTACTTACATGTTTATGCGTGCAACTGAAATATTCGGTCCTATTGGTGAAGGTTGGGGATATGAAGTCCTTGAAGAAAAATTTATTGATGGAAAGCCTCTTTTAGAACCTGTCCTTGATGAGCGTAATAAACAAGTCGCAACCCGTTTTTTACGCGATGCTGATGGCTCGTTATTCTGCGAACAAAACCACTCAATTAAGATCCGTTTTTGGTACATCATCGAATGTGAAACCCGCGGTGAGTTTGAAAGTTATGGTGCGACACCATACCGCTATCAAACTAACTATGGCATTAAGGTTGACGGTGAAGCTATTAAAAAATCGCTGACTGATGCCATCAAAAAAGCCCTATCAATGCTTGGCTTTAGCTCTGATGTCTTTATGGGTATGCATGATAACCCTGAATATATAGTAAGCAATAAGCTTGAGTTTGAAATCAAAAATGCCAGTGAAAAAGCGGAAGATATCACACGTATTCGCAAAGAATTAGACGAGAAATTTACTAAACATACAGAAGTGATGCGTAGTGCTGTTACAGCAAATGAATTACGAGGTATTGCATCGACATTAACGCGCGAAATTTCTGCACATATTAAATCAGCTCAAGAACGTCGTGACGAAGATTACGAGAAGTATTTGTCCGGTCGTTTACGTCGATTAAACCAAATCGAAAAAGAGTGTTTAGACAAACTGAAACAGAAAGAAGAGGCAATCTAATGACCAATACTACCGCTATCGCACTGGCGACCAATTACGAAAAATTACAGCAACTCGTTGAAACAGGAGAATTCACTGCTGAAGATATCGCAGATACATTGGCAGGTATCGAGGGCGAGTTAGGTGATAAATTGGATGCAATTATGCACCACGTTCGCAATATCGAAGGTCAAGCTAAAACACTGGATGAAGAATCTAAACGTTTATCTGATCGTAAAAAATCATTCGAAAACCAAGCTAAAAACCTAAAGAAATATGCTCTTAACTGCTTATTGGCTTCAGGATTAGATAAATTAAAAACAACAAAAAATACATTCACTGCTAGAGCTGGTGTTGTTCGAGTCATTATCGACAATGAGGCTTTATTACCGGATGAGTTGGTTGATGTTCAAACCATCACCGCGCCTGATAAAAAAGGCATCAAAGAAGCGCTTGAAAACGGAATTGAAATACCTGGTGCTCACTTAGAAGTTGGTGACCGATCATTAATGGTTCGTTAATTCATAATAGCGCCCTTTATTGGGCGCATTATCAGGAGATAAACGTTATGGCCATGAAGTTAGAAGTTGTTATTACCCATGATGAAGCAACCAATAAATGCAGTATCGAATGGTCTACAGCATCAACAAAAAATGTCACAGAGCAAGAACAGCAAGCACTTTCATCAATGCAAAAAGCGTTATTGCTACAACTGGGGCACCCTATAAATACAGCTATTATTCATTAAGTGACATGTCACAAAGAGGCAAGACCAATGCTTAGACACTCTCAACAAAAAGACCAAGCCGTAAAGATCACATTACCTGATGGTACACATGGCTTTGTTTCAACAGATAGACGTTGCCATGTTTCATACGATTTTCCTGCACACGTCAAAATTGAACTTCAGCCTACTCCCGCGGAGCAACAAAGGAGTGAACAATAATGTATGGTTTATTCCTTTTGGTATGTAGTTCGGTAAATTGTCAGTTTGAGCCCTATGGCTACATTTATCCTGATGAACAAAATTGTTTAATTGATAAAGAGGTACTCGCGACCAAAGGAAAAATTGCAGAGTGCTATCCAGTAGAGGGAATTATTCGAGTAAAAAGTTGATTAAGCATAATCAGTTTTTACTTTTCGTTGTTATTAGCATGGTGGCTTATTCAAGACCAATGGGTGACCACCATGAAATTATTAACACCTTGGAAACCAGGGAACCAAGTATTAACAAGTTTTGATATTAAATTAGGTCGGTTAGCGTTCAGTGTAAGAAATAGACCATGCACTGACGCTGAAATCAAACACTCCTGTGATACAGCAGACCGACTTATTTTATTGATGATGAGGCAAGACCAAAATGAGCGGAAAACTGATGAAAGCTAGTGCGTGGGCTAAACGAGAATTTGAAGTAGGTTCTATTCCAGATAATAGAACCATAAAAAAATGGGTAGAAACAGGTTTATTAAAAGGCAAAATCGTTGATTGTTCTGTTTGGGTATATTCATCCGAACGTTGGGGTATCGAGTCCGTTATTTCTTCATGTGTCGATGAGTTAATAAGGGCTTCGTGATATGGCCAGTAGACCGAGAAGAAAGGAATTTAGGCATCTACCTGACTTTCTTTATTTTGATAAATCAGTTAAACAATATCGCCTTACATTAACTAATGGTTTAAGAAAATGCATTGGTGCAGATAAAGCAAAAGCTATCGCAATAGCCAGAGAATACAACAATATTATGCGACCAGAAAAATGCGTTTCTGTTAACTCATTAATTATTGACTCGGGAGGGCAATATGGAGAGGCACTCCCTCTCTCAGAACATTTAGATAAGTTATTTTTACGGATCACTAATGATGAGAAACCATCAGACAGTACACTTAGTAACTGGGTTAATGACTTAGAGAGAATTAAGATCTTTTTTAAAGATATCCCCGCAAATGAAATCTCACTGGAACATGTAAATGGCTATATTAATGAATATCATGCCGATGCTTCTGCTAATGTACAAAATCGTAAGGTAAGCTTTCTAAAGAAAATTTTTAGTTACGCAATGGATGAATCTCTTATGTTTGATAACCCAGCTGAACGTAAGAAAATGAAAAGAGTCGATGGGAAAAAACGTAGAAGATTATCTTATGATGATTTTCTTAAAATTAGAGCATCCGCAGAACCTTGGTTAAGAACAGCAATGGATCTGGCGTTACAGACGACACAAGCAAGGCTTGAAGTATCACGCATAAAATACAATATCAAAGCCCCCAAAGAAGGCATCTGTGGGTGTTTATGGTATGAAGAACCCTTAAATGGAATATACGGAATGATTTATATTCACAGGCAAAAAGTGCAACATAAAGAGGCATCTCATATTGCGATCCCCATAGGTAAAGCGCTTAAGGATATTATCGATAATAGCCGTGACAATGTGGCAAGCCCTTATATTGTGCATAGACTACCTGCTCGTATCCCAAATAAGGTGAGTAAAGAAGTGAATCATCCAACACAAGTTGCACCAGATTACCTTAGCCGTGCATTTTCAGCGTTGCGTGATCGAGTGGGCGTTGCCAGTCATTTGCCATTAGATGAAAGACCTACCTTTCATGAAATAAGAGCGTTGGCGGCCTTTATGTTTAAACAACGTGGTTTTGATCCACAAGCACGAATGGCTCACAGTGATGCAGAATCGACAAAAATTTATACTGAAAACCATGTACAATGGGTTGAAGTGCCACATTGTGAAATAGCATAATGTTGTATTGGCTCAGATATAGCCTGATACAACTGAACCAATTCTAACTTTACCCGCAGTTTATCAAAAACAAACATTGTGTGGCTCACTGTCGCTAGGCACGACTAAGCTATCCTCAGTACAATACTAGTTTGATTTTTATCGTGGGTTTTATGAATATATTTCCACATCAAATGGCCATGTAGTAATATATGGCCATTTAGATAAATAGAGAGAGAAAATACTCGCCATCAGTTTTTATTTTTTAAATGTTTTTCCAACATTTAATGATTTTGCTAAACCATAAAATATCTGATATTTCACCCCTGTTTTTACTTTTGGTGAAATATTTGCATAACTTCTTTCTCTAAAACACCAACGAATAAATTTGTTATTATCTTCTGTTGTTTCTATATAGCATATTACATTGAGATCAAAAAGAAATTGAAGAAAGTCGTTAGCCGTCGTCATAAATTTTGGCTTTATCGTCGAAGTAGAACTAATATGAGCTTCAAGTTCTCCATATGCTAAGAGATATTCGGAGTAATCGAAAGTATCTTTACCTGAGAGAAATCCAAAGAACTTTAAAAACATCTCATAATCATCATTACCATAATAAAAAGACAAATGGTCTTTTATTTCTCCAAGTAAATAGTTAGAGTAATCTCTTTGTACTCTAGGATTTTCAAAGTCACTTAGAGTAAAATTATTTTTTCTACTATTACCGTTACTGTGTGATTTTAGAATTTCAAGCATTCGTAATATATCTCTTGGACGGTAATAAGACCAACGAAGGAAATTAATAAATGATGTGGGATGGTTATAGCTATTATGAACATTTGGTGAATCCCAAGGGAAATAATGATCCCAAGATAGCCCCTTTTCACATTCTATTTCTTGCTGAGTTCCAAGCATGTGGTCAACCACCTCAAATAATTGAGAGTTACGGTGGTTAGTATATTCAGTTCTCCAGTCGAGAAAAACTGAATTATCTCGGATTTTTGCATTTTGATTTTGTAATCCTATAGACTCAAAAATATCTGGTCTGATTAAGAGAACAGCCTTCATTCGACCTTTTCCGCCCTTTATATTTGGGAAAAAATCATTATTAATTTCCCAGACGGCGTGAGCTAAGCCTTTGATACATTCTAGATAATCATCATACTGAATTGATGATGGGCGAATATCAATACCATCGATAAATAAGATATGGTTTTGGGATAAACGAATTTGGTTAAAAGCTTCTTCAAATTTTTTTTGTATGTAAAATAAATTTATTTGAAATCTACTTTCAGAAAAAGACAAAGATTCTTTTTCTTCACCTCTTAAAGCTGCATGCTTATGAAGTAATTCAGCTGCAATTTTTGATTCTTGAACAAAACTGAGAGCTTGAATTATTTCTGGTGAGAATGCTTTAAGATAATATTCATCTATTGCATTAGTAAGTGCTGAGAATTTTGTATAGTTTAGTAACTTGGAAATCGCCCCTTCTTTATCTAATACTTGTTTCGATATTAATAAATATAGTATAACCTTCCATATCCCTGAAAAATCAGACAAACTCAAGTGTTTTTCTGTTTTGAGAGTGATAAACTTTTGGTATTCTGTCTCTCTTATATATTTAGTAGTAGCTAAAGTATTATTAATATTATTATTTGAAAGATAGATAGAATATGCAGTTTTACCAGTACCTTTATCTCCAACAAGGAACGAAATATTCGGTTCACATAATTTTGACAAATGACTATCACGTATAAATACTTTATTAAGTAATTCTTTATTTTCTCTTCTCTTATAATTCTCAGCATCAGCATAACCAAGAATTAGATCTTTGATTGGTTTCATTATTACCTCTATTAAAGTATATAGAAAGATATAGCTATAATGTTAATACTACTTCATGAATATCATTAATAATCTTAACATAAAAAATGAGAAGCAAACATTCATATATGAAATGAATTACCCCTAGCTTCAATAGCTACTTTTCAAATTAGTCCGTCATTATCAACTTCACCTCTTCGCTCAAGCCAGACTATCTGTATTAGTTATACTCTTCCTACAAAACCTGTTAGCTCAAACCTGAGCTAACAGGAATAAACATAGTGGTAAAACTCCCCTTAACTCATTGATTCTTATAATGCATATTTTGTATATTTGGCACTGTATGTAATCACATGTAAATGCATTATTTATATTTATAATCAAAGTGTTAGGAAAATTAAAATCGGTTTCATGGGGTGTCAGGGGTCGTAGGTTCAAATCCTATCATGCCGACCATTTTTATTTAAGAAAACCAACCACTTACGGTTGGTTTTTTTATGTCTGGAATTTGCTTGGTGTAAAACTGGTGTAAAACCCACATCAGATTTACCTTGTTTAAGTTCCAATTTTCGCCCTATTCTTATGCTATAATTACTCTCCAATTCATTAATAGAGCTTATCAAATGAAAAATCTTGCTGAACTAACTCAAGAAGAAAAAGACAAGATTAATGTCGATTTAGCCGCTTCAGGTGTCGCATATAAAGAGCGACTCAATATGCCAGTTGTTGCGTCCGAAGTTGAACGGCAACAGCCAGCACATTTGCGCGAGTATTTTAATGAACGATTAGCGTTTTATCGTGAGAGAAGTAAGAAGTTACCGGATGGAAAATCGGTGCAGTATTTGAAGACAGAATAATTAATTATAGCAATGCATCATTTTCACCCAGCCCAAATTGAGACTTCATCTCCTCTTCTTTTTGTCTGCATTCTTCTTCCGCTTTCTGCGCTTCCTCCATCTCACGCATTCTCACGTTATAGATGGATTGCTCAGGCATCTGTACACGAACGGAAATAAAACGACCATCAGGGATATCTATTGGGTCGCCGTCTTTGTAACCATCAATATCATTACGGGCGAATTTAGGTGCGTTAGGGTGAGTTCGATGATACGTTCTCACGAGGATAGAACCGTCCTCCATAACTTCAGAGTCTACCCATATCAACGGCTGTTTATTAACATCAAGTGGAATTTCAATACCACCATCGACACCGCCCCAACCTGCATCTGAGTTAAAGCCTAAAACACCTTCGATGAAATATTCACCTTGAGCTACTCGAGTAACCGTAGCACCTTCTGATTCGTCGTTAGTGATGAATGAACCATCAGAATTGATATTAATTATTGGGGAGGCTTTCTTAATAAACCCTTGCGGAGCTATTGTGAATGAGTACCCGCCACTCATCCGCAAGTAACGGGTATCGTTTTATTTCATCCCTTAAAAAATTAAGGCATTCTTAACGTGACAATGAATGCTGTATATCCGGCTGCAGCATCTTCCTGAATATTTTCAATGGCCAACTGATTATTTTCTGATATTTTGTTCTCATTAAATAATTTAGTTTTGCCTGACCAAGATGCACTTCCATCTGGACGGAATCCAGGATTCAGCCAGTGACCACCATCGATACCTGAAATCCACAGATTACGCTTTGTTGCCTCCTGACACACTTCAATTGCAGCTTTTGGTGATAAGTACATGCAGGCGTTGCCTTTTAATTTAAAGAATTCTTCACCATTGTTATATAATACGTTGTAATCAAATAATTTTTTTTCCATCATTGTTTCTCCCATTGAATTCGTGAGTCATCAATCCATCTAGGATCATTTTTATTACTAATCTGTGCTACTTCTCCGGTGCGATCATTCACCACCACATATTTTCCTGGCTCACCATACACTGTGGCTGGATCATTACGACCTAAACCATCATCCGTATTTTTAGGTCTACGCTGATCAACAGATTTTCCTTTAGCACCTTTAGCAATAACATCTTGGATATCTTTTTCACTCCAACCACGTCCTCCCATCTGGTCTTGAATTTTTCCTTCAATTTTAATTTCCGAAGAATTGTCTTTTTTCCCTGTCGACAAATAGATCGGTTTTATCCCTAATTCCCACGGAAAAATCAAAATCACGGGCTCTCGCAATATCGACTGTCTTTTTTCATTTTCGCTGAAAAAAGTAGGTGCTTCTAACGGCAATTCATTAAATCTTGAAATATCATACACCTTACCAGGTAGATACCTATGCCTTTTCGGTTGAGGTGGGGCGATACCTTTTAAAATCGTCGCATTGCCTATTTGAACCTTTCTTTCTTGTTTTTCATTTGGTAACGTATAGGCAAAAACACCTTTCTCGGCCGTTTTTCTCGCTTCTACCACGCGTGTTTTAACTGGGGTCTCCGTTTTCACTAGTTCAATTTGCTTTGCTCCGTTCACCCCCTTTTCAACAATAACGGCAGACGTATTTATCATGCCTTTTTGTTTCGCTATTTCTCTTAACTGAGTTTCTTTCGGAATATTTAATACCCTACCTTCCCTCGTTAATGCGGTTTCTCTATTTTTAGGGTATTCATCATAAATCATGGCTGGGTAGCGATCACTGCCTTCACCCACCGGAGGTGAGTACAACATCAGCCCTGCCCCTAAACCCAGTGCCCGACCTAAAATCGCTCCTAACGTTTCTATTGCTGTTGTTGTACTAGCAGTGGTTAACGTAGGCGTAAAAACAGCAACAGGCGCGAGTGTCGCTTTATTAAGCGTTTTTCCTGGAATAAGCGTCGATTGTGCGGAGGTGATAGCCAAATTTAACTCTGAGGGGATTGGTTTATTGATATAATTACCCTGAGTGAAATGTGTAATCGAATCAAAAGTATCAATCGCTTTCTTTAATGCAAATCTCTGCATGCCAATAAATTGAGCATAACGTTGCATAAAGATTTTATGCGCTTTAGCGTACTCCCCTGAATGATAGAGATCCATCATCTCTTTGCAATGCTTATCTTTAGTCAAAAATTGGCAGTCCATTTTGCCACAGACAGGACAAATATTTCTTTTCATCAAATCCAATGACTTGATAATGGGTAGCCTTTTTTCATCCAT